GGGGGATTTTAAAAAGAAAAGTAAAAGGGAAAACAAATATATGGCAACAGCAGTAACACAATCAGTACTCTTAAGACGTTCAAATTTAGCGGCAAAAGTACCTACAACCGACCAATTACAACTTGGTGAATTGGGTGTAAACACCACAGATGGTAGAGTATTTCTTAAAAAAGATAATGCTGGGACAGTAACGATTGAACAACTTGTTGTAACCGGTGCGGAAGTAACTGGTTCAATTAATATCTTAGGAACAGGTTCGTTTGGACAATTAGAAATCAATGGTGATGCAAACTTTGATGGTAACACATACTTTGCAGGTCCAGTAAGTGGTGCATTTACAGGTTCATTTAGTGGTGATGGTAGCAACTTAACAGGTGTAACCGCATCAATGAGACCGGATGATTTTGATTTCAACTCTGACCCATTTGCAGGAACAATTGGATTTATTCAAGGTAGTGGTTCTCTTTACAAAGTAGCAACTGATGCAGATGCAATTGATTTCAGATACAATGATTTAACTATTGCAACTATCACAGCAGAAGATGGGTTTAGTGGTAGTGTATATGGTATCGGTGATGTATTATCATTCAGTTCTTCAATTTATACTCAATTTGCAGCAGGTCCTGATGCAGGTGTTTGGGCATAATAAAATTATAAAATAAAATATATAAATTCCCTCACCTTAAAAGTGGGGGATTTTAATATTTATATTATTTCGTTTTATTTTAATTTAACATATTTATAAAGGTACTATATAGTACCTTTTTTCGTTGTTAGATAACACATAAAACGTTTCCATACATATGGCTCAAAACATTATACTAAAACGCTCAGCCGTTCCTGGTAGGGTTCCTGATACGGGTTCAATTAACTTAGGTGAAGTAGCAATTAATACCTTTGATGGTAAATTATATTTTAAGAAATCCGGCTCAGTAGAGTCAGTAGAAACAATAGTAACAACGGATTCAATTACATCTGGTTCATTATTCGTTAGTGATGATATTACAATACAAAGAGATTTATATGTAGTTAGAGATGTAATTACAGATGGTGATATCGATGCAAGTGGTTCATTAAGTGGTAGTGGTTTATCAATTAACGATACTTTAAACATTACACACAACAATTTTCAATTAAGTGGAAGTGCGGCAATCACCGGTAGTTTAACAGTAATGGGTGCGATTAATGCAACTCAATTCAATATTAACATAATTTCATCATCGGTTATATTTGAAAGTGGTAGTTCTAAATTTGGTAATACATCCGATGATATACACCAATTCACAGGTTCAGTAAACGTAACTGGTTCATTTTATTTGAATGGGGCAGATTTAAGTCAAGGAAATAATAGTGGAAGTTTTAGTGGTTCTTTTCAAGGTGATGGTAGTGGATTAAGAGGTGTAGTAAGTGATGATATACCGAGAGATGGTTGGGATTATGATTCAAATAGTTCAGCATCTATAAGTGAATTTAACGTAACATCATCTAAATATTTAATAGATTTTCAATGGGAACAAGAAGTAGGTTCACCGGTTGGTTATAAAGGATTTTTAGCAAATACAACTGGAAGTTCTCAAATTGTTCCTACAACCGAAGGTATTAAGTTTATTGTAGGAAATCAATTAGTAGCAACGGTTGGTGCAGAAGGTATTAACGCAACTTTACCAAATGGAGTAGTAAGTAGTTCGGCACAATTGACAAGTTCATATGATAGTAGATATGTGTTAAGTGGTAGTATCACACAAACAACGTGGGATAACATTGAAAATAAACCAAATAACATTATTAGTTCTTCAACGCAAATTTCTAATTTAGGATATGCTGTAACGGGTTCTAATACGTTTGTAGGAACTCAAACAATGAGTGGTTCAATTATACCTGCAACGGATAATACATACGATTTAGGTAGTGCAACGTATCAATGGAGAGATATATACGTTTCATCTGGTTCACTTTATATAGATGGAACAAAGGTATTGGGTTCAACTGGAAATGAGTTACAAATTACAACTGATGTAGGACAATCAATTAAGATTTTAGAAGCAGGAAGTGATAGTATTATTTTACAATCTGCAGATGGTGATATTCAATTAAAATCATCAGGTGGTGGTAACTTATTATTTGATCCAACAACTGGTTTAATTGATGTAAGAGGAACACTACAAATACAAAATGGTAATAAAATAACATCTTCTGATGGCAATGCAATTCAATTTGGTAATAACATTGGTATCACCGGTTCTATTGTATCAACAACAACTCCATTAGTAAGTGGTTCTTCACAAATTGATTTAACACAAACAACTGGATATTCAACATTTAGTTCATCCGTTAATAGTAGAGTAGTAAATTTTGAAAGTAATAGTGGAACATATGCAACAACTGGTAGCAATACATTTATAGGAACACAAACTATTACAGGTTCACTTTTCGTAAGTTCAAATTTAATAGTACAAGGTAGTTCATCTCTACAAAATATTACAGCATCGGCAGTATCAATCGGTACTAACATTGTAAATTTAAACACAGCAACTCCGGCAATTAGATATGCTGGTTTGGTAATAGGTGATAGTGGTTCGGTGGGTGGTTCTGGTTCATTTTTGTATGATTCAGTACAAGATGAAATGTTATTTATTCATAGAGGAGATAGTAGTGTTGTAACATCTTCCGTTGCTTTAATGGGTCCTGAAACATATGATAATTTAGGAAACGAAACATATCTTACAAATAATAGATTACCAAAAGGAACAGGTAAAGAACATTTAGTTGATTCAAATATTAGTGATGATGGTACTAAAGTAACTATTACAAATGGTTTAGATGTAACCGGTGCTTTAAGTGCTTCTACAATTACTGGATTTGGTAATGTAACAACATATAGTTCATCGGTAGAAACATCAATAAGTGCATCTAACTATAATATTACAATAAACTCAGCAAGTGTAAGTTCATTAAGTACATCAGTAGATAGTAGATTAAGAAGTGAAGAATTTAAATCAACTACGTTTGCAACAACCGGTTCTAATACATTTACTGGAACAATTTCAATTAATAGTGGTACTACGGGATTTTTAACATTAGGAGCAAGTAATTCTTATGGTAGTGTATCTAGTGGAGGTGGAGGAGCTACAATTTATTTAAATGGTGCAACGAGAGGAGGAACAACCTATGCGGCCTCTAACACATTAGTAGTTGCAACAGACGGTGAGTTTTACATAACAAATGGTGCAGCTAATTCTACTAAATTTTTATTAGCAAGTAATGGCAACGCCACTATATCTGGTACTTTTACAGAAACTTCTTCATTACGATATAAAGAAAATGTTGAAACTATTAAATATGGTTTAGATAAAGTTCTTCAAATGAGGGGTGTTACTTATAATAAAAAAGATAATGGTGTTAAAGAAGTCGGTGTGATTGCAGAAGAAATTTATGAAGTTTTACCTGAAGTAGTTTTAAAAAGTGAAGAAGGTGAAATAGATTCAGTTTCATATAGTAGAATTACCGCAGTTTTAATCGAGGCAATAAAAGATTTAAAAAAAGAAATTGAAGATTTAAAAGCAAATAGATAATGGCAAATCTTACAAATCTTACTATAAACGATACTGGTCATATAACATTACCATCGGGAACAACAACCCAAAGACCGGCATCACCAGCTACAGGATATATTAGATTCAATACTACATTGGGTATTATAGAATATTATAATGGTAGTTATTGGTTAGACTATACAACTGGTAAAATTTCAGAAAATGCTATTGTAACTTCAAATTTATTACTTCATTTAGATAGTAGTAAACCAACAAGTTATCGAGGTGGTAATATATGGTATGATATTAGTTCACAATGTGCACATGGAATATTTGTAAACGGACCAACCCATTCACCAACAGAGAGTTCGGGTGGAGCTGTTTCATTTGATGGAACTAACGATTATGTTAGAATTTCTACATTAAATACATTACCAACATCACAAATAACATGTGAGGCATGGATAAAGCCAACAAGAACGGTAAGTACTGGTACGGTACGAGGTGGAGTAATTTCAGCAACAAACACAATGTATTTGGGTTTATTTAATTCTGCAGATGGTGGTAGTACACACTCACTACATTGGGCAAATACCACTAATAGTAGTAGACCATATAGTGCAGATGGTAATATTCCTAATAATGTTTGGTCTCATATTGTAGGTACGTGGGATGGTTCAACAAGTAGAGCTTATGTAAATGGTAGTCAAGTTTGGTCATCAGCACAAACCGGAACAATTGCCGCAGCAACATATGTAGTTGGAACATATGGTAGTGGATTGACCGATGCTCTTCATAATTTTCAAGGACAAATTGCAATTGCAAGAATGTATAGTATAGGATTAAGTGGGGCACAAGTTTTACAAAATTATAACGCACAAAAATATAGATTCGGACTATAATGGCAAGCTTAAAAAATTTAACAATCAATGATACTGGGTTTATCGGATTACCAACCGGTACTACTGGTGAAAGACCATCCGCATCAAATGGATATCTAAGATATAATAGTACATTAGGTAGACCCGAAGTTTATATCAGTAGTTGGTTAAATCCATATGCTAGAACGGAAGGTTATTTACATTATTATGAAGGCAGAGATGCAAATTTATATACCGGAAATTGGAATAATAGTACAACCTATTCAATGTTAAATTTCGGTGGATTGGGACACATTACAGCACACGGTTGGACAACAGGCCCGGCAACATATACATTAACATTGGGTTCGATTCCAACACATACACAAGTTCGTTATGTAGTATTTTGGCATTTAGTAGATTCCGTAGATACTGAAACTAATAATTTATTTTTAATGAATTCTACTGGAACTGAAACTGAATTTTTAAGATTTACAAAAACATGGAATGCAGTTCCATCAATATCTGTTTTACAATCCGGTGCAACTGCAACATGGAGTGGGTCAAAAACATATACACATACACCGTGGACAACTGCTACTGGTAACCCAACTATACATGGATATTATGTTTTTGATAGTGGTTATTATGACCACACATCAACTTCATTTACTGCAAGACATGTATTGGGAGCAGACCAAGCTCAAGCGGATGAGGCAATGTATCTTTCACACGTTCAATTATGGATAAGATAATATGGCAAGTTTAAAAAATACAACAATAACAAGTTCTACGGGATATTTGGGATTACCATCCGGAACAGGAACACAAAGACCATCACCAACAACTGGAATGATGAGATATAATTCAAGTCGTACTGAGGTTGAAGTATATGATGGAACTAAATGGATGAGTGCACAAAAAAGAAAAGAAAATTATAGTACATCTGGTTTAGTTTGTTATATAGATGCAGGTGACCCTCAATGTTATAGTGGTAATGGTAGTACACTAACTGATTTATCAGGAAATTCAAATAATTTAACTCTACCTGGTTCCGGCGTAACATTTAACACAACCGGAGGAGGTTCTTTATATTTCGATGGAACTGCAAGAGCAAATGTTGCACATCATAGTTCATTAGATTTTACAAGTACACAACAATATACTGTTTTAATTTGGGTAAATCCATCATTGGGAGGAACAACTTGGCATGGATTAATAAGTAAAGGAAACTCACAACAATATGCTGCAACATTAAGAAGTGCATTTGGATATATTCATTATGAAACAAACTATTCATTAGGCGCGATAGATACACCAACAAATTCAATAGTAGGGAGTAAATGGCAACAAGTTGTTATTAGAAGTGATGGTTCGTCAAAAGCAACATTCATTGATACAATACGATGTGCATATGTAACGGGAGCAGTTAGTTCAACTACAAATACCGAAACATTAAGATTTGGTGAAGGAAATGATGGTGAACTACTTATTGGGTATATAGGTGGTGTAATGATATATAATAGAGCATTAAGTGATGAAGAAATTGGAACTATATTTAATGAACAAAGAGGTAGATACGGAGTAGATGCTCCATTGGGTTCAGCATTTAATCCAGCAGATTCGGCGCAAACAATAAAAACCTTAAATTCAAATGCACCAAATGGTGTATATTATATAAATTTACCCAGCATCGGCCCTAGAAAAACATTTTGTATAATGGATAGTGCATTTGATGGTGGAGGGTGGATGATGGTAATGAAAGCCACAAGAGGAACTACTTTTAATTATGGGGCAAGTTATTGGACTACACAAAATGTATTAAATCAAAATAACTTAAATCAAGATGATGGTGATGCTAAATATGATGCATTCAATTATTTCGAAGGTACGGATTTAATGGCTAGATGGCCTGATATTGCAACAAGCGGAGGTAGTATTGCTGGAACAGGAACTTGGACATGGATGGAAAAAGGTTTTAATGGTGGTAGAGCTAGTACACGAACAAATTTAGTAGATTTTTTTACTAATGCAGGAACATACGAAAGTGGAGATGGTGGTACTTATGGTGGATATTTTTTAAGAGATGCAAAAACTTTTACTGGTTGGGCTAGTGGTATATTTTCAAGCCAGGTGGATATTAGATTTTACGGATTTAATTTTAGAAATAACCCAACATATTTTGGTGTAACCGATGCAAAAGTTAGATGGGGGTTTGGTTGGAATGAGAATGGAGAAGGATTATATACATCTCCAGCCACTTTGGCTATTGGCCCATACAGAGGTTCGGACGATGTAAGTGGTGGAATTGGTATGGATAGTAGATACGGAAACTATTCAGGTGGAGATATGATTGGGTGTTGTCAAGATACGACTGGTATAAATAGAAGTGCAAGAGTAGAAGTTTATATTAGATAATTAAACAAAATATTAATTTAAGATATTTATAAAAAACATATAAGATTAAATGGCATCATTATTTCAAATTAGGAGAGGAGAATCACTTACCGGTTCATTAGAAAGTGGTGAATTATATTATGATATTGAATCTCAATCATTAGCATTAGGTACTGATATTGGTACTAATGTACAATTAGCAAAAATCGGTGGAATTAATAGTGGTAGTTTTAACGTAAGTGGAGATATTACATTAGGTGGTACTATTACAATTGGTGATAATACAAATGATAGTGTTATTTTTAATGCAGATTTAAGTTCTTCAATTATACCTGATGCAACTAATATATACGATTTGGGTTCTACATCTAAAGTATATAGAAATGTTTATGCAACATCTGGTTCATTTACACAATTAACGGGCACTCTAAGTGGTTCGATTAATGGTATTGGTAATATAACAACATATAGTACATCCGTAGATAATAGGATAATTATAAATTCTCAAAGTGCATGGGGAGCATTCCAAAGTGCATCTTCATATAGTAGTAGTTTTTATACCACAATTAATAATACAACAGAAAGTGTATTAATAAATTCTCAAAGTGCATGGGGAGCATTCCAAAGTGCAAGTGCATATAGTGCAAGTTTCTATACAACTATAAACACTAATATTGATAATATTGCTTCGAATAGTGCATCAGCATGGGGAGCATTCCAAAGTGCAAGTTCTTATAGTAGTTCATTTAGTTCATCCTTAAGTTCAGTAAGTTCTTCTATTAGTGGAACAATAGCAACATTATCACAAAGTGTATCTACTTCATTAAGTTTAGTAAGTGAATCAATTTATACAAGAGATTATAATCAAGATATAAATATTACCGTAAACTCTGCATCAGCATGGGGAGCATTCCAAAGTGCTTCAGCATATAGTGCAAGTGCGGTAGCTATATTTGCAACAACTGGTTCAAATACATTTAATGGTTCTCAAATTATAAGTGGTAATGTAGATATTACAGGAACAATTACCGCATTTGAAATTCATACAATATACCAAAGTTCCTCAGTAATATTCAGTAGTGGTTCTCAAACTTTCGGTGATCAACAAAGTGATAAAGTAAGTATTACAGGTTCATTAGAAGTAACTGGTTCAACTAACTTTACAGAATTAAGTGGTAGTTTAGCAACATACTCGCAATCAGTAGATAGTAGGATTAGTGCAAGTAATGCTATAACAAATTTATATAGTAGCAGTTTTTATACCACAATTAATAATGCAACTCAAAGTATATTAATAAATTCTCAAAGTGCATGGGGAGCATTCCAAAGTGCATCTTCGTATAGTGCAAGTTTACAAAGTTCAATATTAATAGTAAGTGAAAGTGCATGGGGAGCATTTCAAAGTGCATCTTCGTATAGTTCTTCGTTTAGTTCATCTTTAAGTGCAACTAGTGGAGCATTACAAACTTCAATTTTAAATATAAGTACATCCGTTTCCAATCTAAGTATTGCAGCGGGAGCAAACACTTCAACAAATAATACATTTACAGGATATAATACATTTACACAATATATAACTGGTTCTATAAGTGGTGCAGTGGATGGTATAGATGTAAGAGATATATCTTCATCATTTAATAGTAGAATTAGTATAAGTGTAGCTAATGTAACAGAATTAAGTGCATCTATATATCAAACAGATGCAACACAATCTACTAATATTTCTATAAACTCCGCAAGTGCATGGGGAGCATTCCAAAGTGCATCTTCGTATAGTAGTTCATTTGCAACATCTATTAGTGAAAGTAATGCAGCAAGAATTGATTTAAGTTCAAGTATAGCAACAACTGATACAAACCAACAATTACAGATAACTTCTTTAATCACAAATTATGTATCAGCTTCAGTAGTAACATCATTATCAACATCAGTAGATAGTAGATTAGATTCATTGGAATTTAACGATACAACATATGCAACAACCGGTTCAAATACATTTAAAGCAAACCAAATTATTAGTGGTTCATTAAATGTAACAAATGATATTACAGCAAGTGGAAATTTATTTGTTAGTGGAACTATATACGCAACTGAATTACATACAATCATACAAAGTTCATCTGTAATATTTAGTAGTGGTTCAAACCAAATTGGAGATCAACAAAGTGATATACTGACTATAACAGGTTCATTAAATCAAACTGGTTCAACTTCGTTTAGTGAGTTAAGTGGTAGTTTATTTGCATTTAGTGCATCATTAAATAGTAGATTTGGTAATATTGGTACTGATGTAAATACATTAAGTGCATCTATATATCAAACAGATGCAACACAATCTACTAATATTTCTATAAACTCCGCAAGTGCATGGGGAGCATTCCAAAGTGCATCTTCGTATAGTGCAAGTGCGGCAACGGTAGCAATTACAAATGCAAATTCAGCAGCAGGTGCTTTAGCAAGTGCTTCGGCATACTCTGCAAGTGCAGTAACAACTTATGCTAAATTAGCGGTAGCAAATACATTTACACAAAACCAAATCATAAGTGGTTCGTTAAATGTAACCGGAGATGTAGTAGCATACTCAACATCGGATGAAAGATTAAAAGATAACATTCAATTAATTTCTAATCCAATCCACAAAGTACAACAATTAAGAGGTGTCGAATTTGATTGGAATGATAAATCTATATTTAAAGCAGGTAAACATGATTATGGTGTGATAGCTCAAGATGTTGAAAAAGTATTGCCTGAGTTAGTAAAAGAATCATCTACTGGTTATTTAGGTGTTGATTATGATAAGATTATAGGTTTATTAATTGAAGTTGCAAAAGAACAAGAAAAACGAATAAAAGATTTAGAAAATAAGATAGTTTAGTATTAAGATTTATATATTTATAGACTAATAACAAACTAAAAAAAAGAGTAAACTCAAATGGGACTTAAATTTAGACGTGGTACGACCGCACAACAATCAGGTTCGTTAGCATTCGGTGAACCATATGTAAACACTACATTGGGAACATTAGTAATTGGTGGAGCAACAGGTGATATCGTTTTATCATCAACTGGTACAGGAAGTACTGGAACATTCGGAGCTATTTCAGGTTCTGGATTAGATATCACAGGTAACGCAAATATTGCGGGTAATTTAACTTTAGGTGGACAATTAACAATCGGTGATAATACATCCGATACAGTTAATGTAGTTGCATCATTAAGTTCATCACTTATTCCATCTGTGGATAACGTATTTGATTTGGGTTCTCAAACTAAAATTTGGAGAGACCTTTATATTTCAACTGGTTCAATTAATGTTGTTGCAGCCGGTGCAATATTATCATCTATTACAACAAATGCAGATGGTTCTCAAACTTTCCCTAATGGTTTATACTCTCAGGCAAATATAATAATTGGTAGTGGTTCTTATGTTAATATAGGTAAATTCGAAATTGGTAGAAGAGGAGATACTCCTGATAATAATACTGTTTTAGGTATTGATGTAATGCCTGATTTAACAACTGGTGAATTTAATACTGGTATTGGTAGAGGTACATTATATAATTTAACAACCGGTGGTAATAATATTGCAATGGGTGACCAAGCAGGTTATTCAATGGTAAATGGTGTAGGAAATATCACAATCGGTAAAAGTGCAGCATTTACTTTAGCAGACCCAGGTGGTGTGAATGGACAACCTGTATCAAATACATTCGTAGGTGATGGTGTAGGAGGTTATGTAAATAGTGGATTTTATACAACAGCAATTGGTGGTAATGCATTAAAAGGTAAAAGTGATGAAACGGATAGATTTATTAAAAATACAGCAATTGGATACGGTGCAGGTAGTTATCTAACCGGTATCGCAACGAATAACTTATATTTGGGTGCAAATGCAGGACCTTCTTCATATACGAATGAAAGTTATAAATTTTATGTTTCAAATGGTGAAGTGGGTGATCAACCATTTATGTATGGTGATATGACAAATAGTAGCAGAACATTGGATATCAATGCATCTACAACTATATCTGGTTCATTAAGTGTTTCAACCTTAACCGGAATTGGTAATGTAACAACATATTCAACATCAGTAGATAGTAGAATTGTAACCAACTTAAATTCTGCAGCTGGTGCTTTTGCAAGTGCTTCAGCATATAGTGCAAGTGCAGCAACTTCATTTAGTGCAAGTTTAGCTTCTCAAACAGCATTATCTGCAAGTGCATTTACATCTTATGCTAAATTAGCAGGAGCAAATACATTTACAGCTAATCAAATCGTAAGTGGTTCTATCACAGCAACTGGTGATGTAGTAGCATATTCAACTTCAGATAAAAGACATAAGAACAACATTGTAAATATTACAGATGCATTAGCAAAAGTAACTAAATTAAATGGTGTAACTTGGGAATGGAATGATGATGTTGATACAGCAACTAAAGAAACACCTAAGACTGGTTTAATTGCACAAGAAGTACAAGAAGTTTTACCAGAAGTGGTGAAAGAAAGAGGAGATGGTTTCTTAGCATTAGATTATTCTAAAACAATAGGTTTATTGGTAGAAGCAATCAAAGAACAACAAACACAAATACATTCTTTAACTTTAGAAATCGAAAAATTAAAGAAGAATAATAGCTTATAAGAATGTATGATGTATATTATACAACAGGTTTCGGAAATAAAGTAGGTGCTGGTAGTGATGTTTGGGTGAACAATTTTGTAGAATATGTTGTTCCTCATTTAAAAGTAAAACCTATCCTACTTATACATAGAAAAAGACCAGATGATTTTGAGGGGGACAAGTTCCCCCTTGAAATTTATTGGCAAGTGGATGATAAAGATAAGTTCGATGAACTTATAAATAGTGCTCGGCGAATACACATACTACACGGACACTATTACCCTAACTCAGCAATCCTAAACAATTTGGACAAGATAGAGAGTTATGTAATGCATAATTCAATAGATATGTCTCTCAAAGCTGGCTTATTTTCAGATGCACCTGGTATGCAACACTATGGTACAGATCCGGAATGGGAACTGAATATTATAGAAAAAGCTAAAAAGAGAATATGGATTGGATTATTTCAAACTCCTACTCACGCAAAATATGAGTTCATAGATATTCCAAATTATTATGATTTTCAACATAATTTAGAATTAAATGATAGTACAAAGGTAGGTTTTGCATCTAGAACGGAAACAAGAAAGAGAGTGTGGTATTTAGAAAACATAGATTGTTATTTATTTACAACATTAAAAGTTTTAAATAATATATGGGAGAAGGGATATGGGGTGAATTTCAAAAGAGCTAAACGATATATGTTTGATTATAGTAAATTAGATTGGTTTTATCGTTTAGAATGGGGGATTTCACATAGTTGTTTTAATTATGAACCATTTGGATATTCAATATTTCAAGCGGTTGATTATGGAAAACTACCTATATTGAGTAAAGATTGGTTAAAAGATTTTAGTTATCCATTTAGAGCAGAAAGTAAAACAGAGTTTGAAGGAACGGTGCAGTGGATTAAAAATAGTGATTACGAATATAAAAAACATTGGTTCAATAAATTAAAAGAAAAAATGTTAGAGTATTCAAATAAAGATAAATGGGTTAATAGTTTATTAGATATTTATAATAGTTAAAGAAAATAAAAAGGAAATAATATGCCAAAATCAAATTTAAGTTTAAGTAACTTATACAGATCGTGGAGTGGAACCGGTAGAACTTCACAATCATCATCATTAAACGCGGCAAATGGAATGGCGGGTACGCCGGTATCTATGAGTTCATTCTCAATAGATGGTGTAACGGCAACACTACCATTTACATATATTGTAGAAAACACATCCGAAAATGTAACATTTGCATTTACAGGAGCAGGTTTAGCATTTAACAATAGAGTTAGAACACAAGGTAATAACTATCAGTTTTTGCTAGATTTTAATATGACACAATATGATTTTGAGGTTGGTACACGTGGTCAAACAACTGCTATTAATGCATTGAATTTGGCAAATTCACCATCTTACACAGGTAGTGCTAATGGAAACCGATTAAGTGTATATTTTGAAGATGGTTACAACTCAGGTTCAACTGGAAACTATGGGTTTGAAAATAGAGCAGAAAAACAGATATATAGAGTAGATAGTTATAACTCTATTAACTCCGATATTTTATGTGTTGCAACTGATACTCAAATTTTATTAGCAGATGGAACATCAGTTGAAGCTGGTGATTTATATGTTGGTGATAGTATTAAAACATTTGTACCAGAAGGAATGCCATCATGGTTACCTGAAAACGATTTGGGTGAATGGTATTGGTGGTATCATACATCAGCTAGTGCTGGTGAAGTAGTAGATGCACAAGTTAGTAATATCTATTTCTCATTTATTGATCAATATGTATCAATTAATGATGGTGCAATTAAAACAACACACGCTCATCCTTTCTATGCTTGGGATGCAATTACAAATACATACCAATTTACAAGAGCAGAGGATGTAGCAGAAGGTGATAAATTAATTAAATATAATAATCTAACTGGATTAATTGAAGAAATCGATGTTATAAATGTTGAATTCCATAATAGAAATTTAGAAATTGCAACAATTACCGTAGATGTAGCACATACTTTCTTAGCAAACGGATTTGTTTCACATAATAAAGGAGCAGCAAGTGCACCAATCCCATGGCAAAATTTAACATGTTATTTAGATCCACAATTCGCAAATTCATACAACGTATCAGGTCAAAGAGATTTAAATGATTTAAGTGGAAATACAACTGGTTTTAACCTACTTGGTGGTAATTCAAATCCCGCAAAGGTAGCACCTGTATTTAATACATCAACTCCAAAATCATTAACATTTGCAGCTAATAAATTAGGTGTTAAACAACCTGGAAACCCAACCGGTACTAATCATACATTGTTTAACTCAACAACTGCAAATGGATATACTATTATTGCATTTGTAAAAAATAGTGCTGGTACTTTTTTTAGAAGAGATCCAGACTTTTTATTTGGTACCGCAACCGAGGGTGGTTTAGTAGCCTTCTGGCATACAACTGCAAATATAATTATAAATGTAGGATCACAAACTACTAGTGGTTGGAGAATGTATGCAGTAACAACAGGAGCAGGTACAACTAAAATATATAATAATAATGTAGAGATATATACGGCATCAGATGCTAAAGCTACTCACGCTAACACTTCAACGGGTGATATAGAATTAATGAATGGTAACACTGGTGAATTAGGTTCATTCTTCTTCTATCAAAGAGCATTGAGTGCAACTGAAATTGGAGTAATTTGGAATAACTTAAAAGGTAGATACGGATTATAATATCGTTTGAGTAAAAAAATATATATTTATATATAGAACAAATAAATAAAGATTATGGCAAAAATTAAAGATGAGCAGTTACAAAAAATGAACGAATTGAGAGGGAAATATAATGAGCTAGTGTTTATTATAGGACAAAATCAAATCAGACAAAAAGAGTTAAAATTAGAAGAAGAAAGTATGTATGTTGAATTAGAAAAACTAAATTCAGAAGAACAACTATTTTTCGCTGATTTACAAAAAGAATACGGTGATGGTAATCTAGACACAACAACTGGAGAATTTACACCTAAAGAACAATAATAATATATTTTTACAACAATGTTTGTATATTTATATTAGAATATTATAACATAATTTATAAGGAGAAACAATAAAATGGCTGAAAAATTAGTATCACCTGGTGTGTTTACAAGAGAAAACGATTTATCATTCATAGCACAAGGAGTTGGAGCTATTGGTGGAGCAATCGTAGGACCTTTCAAACAAGGACCAGCGTTTAAACCAACAATCATCACATCACCTTCAGAGTTAGAAGACATCTTTGGTGCAGCTGATGGTACATATTACACAGAATTAACCGCTCAAAACTATTTAAGAGAGACTGGTTTAGTAACTATTTGTAGAGTAGCAGGTATCGGTGGTTATACTGAAACAGCTCCTATTATATTAACAGCAACAAGTGGTGCAGTATCTGCATCAATTGGTATTGTATTTAATGCAAGTAGTGCTTCTAATGCAGGATTTACCGGAACAGTATTAACAACAAATACTAGTGGTGATTTCTTCATTTCAGGTTCAATTATCGGACAATATAGTGCATCAGTTGATCCAGCGGATAATATGGATATAGAAGATGTATTCGGAACATCACCATTCGGTTCTAAAAAAGCATATGTATATGGTTTATTTAAGAATCATGGTATTACATTTGATGCAAATACAACTGTAACAGCATCAGTAATTGCAAATCAAGACTTTACAAATGATGCAACTTACGCTTCTACACCATGGATTCAATCTCAATTGATTGGTGATAGTAGATTTAATTTAGTTAAGTTTCATACTTTAGCTGATGGTAATGTAGAAAATACAAGATTTAAAATTACAATTAGTAATGTTAAAGCAGCTGGTGATATCAATGGTTCTGATTTCGGAACATTCACCGTAGTTGTAAGAGATTTTAACGATACAGATAAAAGAAAAACAATTTTAGAGCAATTTAATAATGTAAATTTAGATCCATCATCAACTAATTTTATTGGTAGAGTAATCGGTGATAGTTATACAACAATTGCATCTGATGGAAAGGTAACACAATTAGGTGATTGGGCAAATAAATCTAAATATGTAAGAGTAGAAGTTGATGGAGCAGCTCCAATTGTAGCAGTTCCATTCGGACATGATGCTTATACATTACCAATTGCAACAACAAGTACAATTTCTAATAGAATTCCAGCAGTTACTTATACAACAGCTTCATTGAGTTCTTCAGTATATGCAAGTGGTATTGATTTAGAAGGAAATACTGATAATAGTATTTATTTAAAACCATTACCTGAAAGTGCTTTGACTGGTGCAAATGTTGCATTCGGTTTAGATTCACAAGTTGGTTTATCATTAACATCTTTAGCAAGTGCAGCTCAAATTTCTTATAGAACATTTACGGTAGCATTTCAAGGTGGATTTGATGGTATGAGTGCAGCAACACCAATTTATAAAGGTGCAGATATTAGTTCAACAAATGTTCAAGGATTTAACTTATCAACTTCTGCAGCAAGTGGTTCAATAGCATACAAAAAATGTTTAGATGCATTATCAAACACAGATGAGTATGATATTAACTTATTAGTATTACCGGGTGTTAATCATAACAATCACTCAGCGATAACACAATACGCAATGGATATTTGTGAAAATAGAGCAGATACTTTTTATATTATGGATCCTGCAGGACAAGAAGCATCAATTGGTGATGTAACAGCAGTTGCAGAATCATTAGATACTAACTATGCAGCAGTTTACTATCCTTGGTTAAAAACAATCGATACTAATACTGGTAGATTAATTACAGTTCCACCTTCAGTTTTATTACCTAGAGTTTATGCAGCAAATGATGCAACAGCAGCAGAGTGGTTCGCACCAGCTGGTTTGAATAGAGGTGGTGTAATTGGTGCAGCAGCTGTATTAAATAGATTAACACACGCTGAAAGAGATGAATTATACGAAGCAAAAGTAAATCCAATCGCACAATTTCCTGGACAAGGTATTAGTGCATTCGGACAAAAAACTTTACAGAGTAGACCATCTGCATTAGATAGAATCAACGTAAGAAGATTGTTAATCACAGTTAAGAAGTTTATCGCATCTACATCTCGTTTCTTAATATTTGAACAAAATACTACTGATACAAGAAATAGCTTCTTAAACACAGTTAACCCTTATTTAGAATCTATTCAACAAAGACAAGGTTTATACGCTTTCAGAGTTGTAATGGATGATACAAACAACACTCCAGATGTAATTGATAGAAACATATTAAAAGGTGCTATCTTCTTACAACCAACTAAAACTGCAGAATTCATTCAAATTGATTTCAATGTTTTACCAACTGGGGCAAGTTTTAACGCATAATTAAAAAAAGATATACTTATAATAAGTAAAGGAGAAATAAACAATGGCTGACGTATTATCATTTGATAAGATATTCTATACAAACTTTGAACCTAAGTTACAAAACCGTTTTATTATGGAAATCGATGGTATTCCATCTTTCATGGTAAAATCGGCAAACAGACCAAAGATTGAAAGTGAAGTAGTAGAATTAGATCATATCAACTTAAAGAGAAAAATTAAGGGTAAATCTAATTGGACTGACATTACAATCACTATGTACGATCCAATTGTACCGAGTGGTGCACAATCAGTAATGGAGTGGATTAGAACATCACATGAATCTATTACTGGTAGAGATGGATACGCAGATTTCTATAAAAAGAATATTGATTTCTACGCTTTAGGACCTGTGGGTGATAAAGTTGAACAATGGAAATTAGTAGGTGCGTTTATTAGTAATGCAGAGTTTGGTGATTTTAACTGGAATACGAGTGATCCGGTAGAAATTACATTAACAATTACTTACGATTACGCAATCTTAGAATTCTAATCTAAAGAAAGATATAAAAAGAAAAGGGAGACATTATTTGTTTCCCTTTTTTATTTTCATTATATTTATATATACAAATATATAAGTTATGACATCAAAAGAATTCGTTATTTGGTTAAAAGGATTTACAGAAGGAGTGCATGAATTTAATATCACTCCAAAGCAATGGGATTTATTAAAAGAAAAATTAGCAGAAGTAAAGGATGATAGTACATTATCATCATTTCCATTTGGAGTTCCAAATACTGCACCAATACAAACATTACCACATATTACACCAGCTCCAACAAATCCATATAGACCGTATGAAATTTATTGTGGAGATACTAATGGTACAACAATTACAACAACACCTGGGAGTGGTTCTATAACAATAGCTAATCCACCATTTGGATTTGGAACAACATCAACTGCCTATGGGTATCCTAGTGGTAGTACGTGGAGTTATACAACTACACAAACAGATGATGATTTAAAACCAAAAAAATAAAAAATAAATAGTTATATAAAACAAAGAAGTTATTATGGAAGAAAACATACAAATACAAAGAGGTGGAACACCAACTACACCACCACAAATTCAACACAAAGGATTTGATTTCCCAACACAGGTAATATCTCTACCATCAGAAGGTAAGGTATATCCACAATCAAACCCATTAAGTAGTGGTAAAGTTGAAATTAAATATTTAACTGCAAAAGAAGAGGATATTTTAGCTGATAGAAACCTTATTAATAAAGGGATTGTATTAGATAAGTTATTAGAATCAATTGTAGTTCAACAAGGTGTAAATTCGGATGATTTAGTTGTTGGTGATAAAAACGCAATATACTTAGCTGCTAGAGTTTTAGGATATGGTCCTGGATATGATGTTGAAATTACAGATCCTTTTAGTGGTGAAAGACAAAAAGTTACAATTGATTTAACAGCTGTTCAAACTAAAGATATTGATTTTTCATTACTAAGTCCTGAAAATAGATATTCATTTGAATTACCATCAGGAACTAAAATTGTGTTTAAGTTACTTACTCACAAAGATGAAAAAGATATTAATAATGAAATCAAAGCATTAGAAAGATTAACGAAAGGAAAGGCAGTATCATCAGAAGTTACAACAAGATTGAAATATATGATTGTTTCTGTTAATGATAATTCTGATAGAGGATATGTAAACGGATGGGTATCAAACCAATTCTTAGCAAAAGATGTAAAAGCATTCAGAAGTTACATTAAAGAGATATCACCGGATTTAGATATGAAATTTGAATTCACATCAGACATAACGGGTGAAACGGAGGCACTTGATATTCCTTTTGGAATCGACTTTTTTTACCCTTCCAACTGATTATAAGAAACAATTATACGATGAAATTTTCTTTTTGGTATTTCAAGGTGGTGGAGGATTTACGTTCTCTGATGTTTGGTGTTTACCGATTCATATTAGAAGGATGTACGCAAATCAATTATATGAGATAAAGAAAAAAGAAAACGAAGAAATTAATAAAGCAAATAGTAAAGTTAGGAGACGATAAACTCCTAACTTTTTGTTTTATATGATATTTATATAAAATCATGTATATGGCTAAACAATACGAAAAACTAAATGAAGGAATTTTAACTTCATTAGTTGATAATTTTTTCAAATCTTTACAAAAAGGTGCAACTGATGCATTTTTATCTAAGGTTAAAAAAGCAGATGTTCATCCTGAAGTACTTGCTAGTATGAAAAAGGTAGCAAATGAAACTGAGGAACTTAATAAAAAATTAAGAAAATATCATTTATTATAACTAAATGGCAAAAAGCACCTCTAATACATCTGGATTTTTACCAAACGAAGATGCGGTAAAAAGAATTAAAAATCTGTTAGAAGATATTTACAAATTAGAAAAAAATCTAACTAAAGAAGATACTGTCCAAAAAGAAATAATTGAAGAAAAACAAAAAAAATTAGCTGCATTACGAAAAGATTTAATTGCAAATAGAGGCATTGTAAAAAGTACAAATGTTTTAGAAGAACAACGATTGGAATCAATTGAAAGTTTATCTGCTAAAATAAAGGAAATGCCTAAAATATATGATGATTTTTCAAAAAAATTAAAAACATCAACATCGTTTGTAAACAAATTTTCAGAATATGCAAAAGATATTAATCATCAGTTTGGACAAGATGCATTTAATAATGCATCCAAATCATTACAAACAGGTGTATCATTAATTTCAGATATGGCATTATTGAGTAAAGAAGATACCGATGCAATTATTAAAAAGAATTTTGAAATTGATAATAGTATAAAAGCAATAGAAAAAGAAAAAGAACAACTTGCATATGCCGGTATGTTAACAACTGAGATGGCCAATAAATTTGATGAAGCTACTGGTTTTTTAAATAATATGAGAGTTGAGGCAGGTAAATTTGCAGCACAATCAAAAGAATTTAAAGAATTATATGGAACATTAGTTGATGATTTAGATGGTACAAATAAGGCATTCAAAAAAATAACAACAACTATTGAATTAATGTTAAGTAATGGTAGAGTAGCAGCCGCTGCTTTATTATATGGTATTGGTAAAATCGTAGATGAATTTGGAGAATTAGGAAAAGAAATTGGAGTAGGTGTTACTCAAATGATAGGGTTAAAACTTCAGGCACTTACATTTAGTAAAATATTTGGTGAAACTTCAAAAGATGCAGTATTAGAATTACAGGCAGCATTAGGTGATACGAGAGCTACAACATTTGGATTAAATTTAGATGCAGCAACTTTAGCAGCAAACTATAAATTAACCGGAGATCAGGCGGCATATATAGCAACTGCATTTGGTAAAGTGAGTGGAAATAGTGATGAGGTTGGTAAAAATACATTAGCATTTACAAAACAATTAGCACTAAGTAATGGTATAATGCCAACTAGAGCATTTGAGGATATTGCTAATAGTAGTGAATTTGTTGCAAAATTTACAAATGAAAGTGGTAAAAATATTGGAACAGCAGCGGTAGCAGCAGGTAAATTGGGTGTAAACCTTAAAACAGCATCAACTATTGCAAATCATTTATTAGATTATCAAACATCAGTTGATAAAGAAATGGAAGCTAGTGTATTGTTAGGTAGAGAATTTAACCTACAAAAAGCTAGACAATTGGCATATGAAGGTGATATAGCAGGTTCAATGAAAGAAGCTTTAAATGCGGCAGGTGGTATAGATGAATTTATGAGTTTAGACCCAATCAGAAGGCAAGCTGTTGCAGATGCATTGGGTGTATCAGTAAATGAACTTCAAAAAATGGCATCACAACAAAAGGATTTAAATGGAATGAATGGTGTGGGTGCACAAATATATAGTAGAATAGAAGAAACATTACAGGCATTAGGTAACTCATTAGGTGGAAAAATATTTAATGGTTTGGCAGCATTTGTAATGTTTGCAGGTCAATTAAATATGGCACTTATGGGCCCAAATAATATTTTAAAAAATATGGTTATGGGAATATGGAATGGTGTAAAGGCAATGGGTTCATTTATAGTTCAGTTAGGAAAAGCAGCTGCAATGAAAATGGGATTGATGGGTCCTGAAATGGTAATGAGTAAGGCAGGTGATATGTATAGAGCAGATTCACCACAAGGTAAAGTAATTAAAACAGCAGCCAAAGAAAGAGCAAAAAAGGCAGCAATTACATCCGTAGCAGATAATATTACACCACCCTCAAAACCAATTCCAACACCAACAGCTGGCAAAGCAGTAGGTACAACAAATTCATTAGGTGGAATAAATACTACTGGATTATTAAAAGGTGCAGCTGCAATATTAATAATGGCTGGAGCATTATATGTTTTAGGAGCAGCATTACAACAATTTAATTTAGTAGAACCTTCTTCATTATTAAAAATGGCAGGTGCATTAATAATTGTAGGAGCAGCAATGGTAGGATTATCCGCTATATTTGCAAACCCAATATTAGCGGCAGGTTTAGGTATCGCTACATTAGGAATATTAGGATTTGGTGCGGCAATTTATATGGTAGGTGGTGGTATAAAATTATTTAGTGAAGGAGTATCTATATTATCAGCGGCATTACCTATGTTAGCAACTAATTTAGCACCTTTAGTTTCTATGATATTACCTATATTTGGATTAGCAGCGGCAATAACGGCATTGAGTATATCATTAGCAGCGTTATCGGTAAGTGGAACATTGGCACTTCCTGTATTAGCAGCAGTAGGATTAGCAGCAGGTGCAGCAACGGCAATATTCGGTAGTGAAAATGGTGGTGGTAATAATAACTCAGAACTATTAGCAGAAATAAAAGCATTAAGAGCAGATTTAAATAGTGGAAAAGTAGCAGTGAATATGGATGGTAAAAAAGTAAATACAGCATTGGCAATCAACAATAGAAGACAGGTAATGTAACATGGGAAAATCTTTATTAGAATTATTAGGAGAAAGAAACGCTAGTACACCGGAAATTGTAAAACCTAAACCTGTCATTCCTTCAGTATTTGGTGATGTTATAAAAAAATATGCTGGAGATGAAATTTATACAAGAGAGGAAAAAAATGCAGCTCAAACTATAAATTTTATAAAGAATGTTCCAAAAATTTATGGATTAGATGCAAAACGAATTTTATTACAAAGAGACCCGCATGCAGATAAAGTATTAATTAAAAAAGCGGCCGGTGCAGTGGGTGGTTTATTAGGACCTATTGGAGCAGGTGTTGGTAATTTTTTAGCAGATTTTAATCCAAAATATCCTGATGATTTTTTAGAAGGAGAAGCAACTGAACTTAAATTTAGTTTGTATTCTAAATTAATTAGTAGTGATTATGCTGGTGGTAAATATTATAATGGTGGTGTAAAAAATAAAAAATCTAAATTAGGTTCGTTTTTACAAGGAAATAGAACACCACAACAAATAAAAGATAATGCAGTAGCAGCAGCTAAAACAATGATAATTGGAGCAGCTATTGCAGGTGCTAAATCTTTATTAACGAGGAAAAAAAGGAGAAAGGACCCATCAAAAAGACCACCACCACCTGAGCCATTTTTTCCATCTACATTTGTATTAAATTCTAGTCCTAATGACGGTGAATTAGTTGCATTTAATCAATCACAACAAAGAAGAAATCGACAATTTCCTTTTAAATTTGGAAAAGAATTAGGTGTAACTAGTACAATAGTAATAGAGGCAGTAGATAGCGAGAAAAGAAAAGATGAATTAGCTAGTTTAAATACGTTATATTCAGATCATTTTAATAAAAATTTAGATGTAAATAAAGATACAGATACTTTTTTGATGTATGATGCTAGTGCATATTATTCAGCATTACATTGGAGAGGACGTAAGAATAAATTCGGAGGTACAGTAGATCCATACGAAAGAATAGGTACTTATAGTAAAGATGTATTAAGAATATTCGAAGCATCAAAAACAAATCCACAAACAGGTGAATTTACACCAGAAGAATGGACAAGATATGATACTATTAAACAATATGAAGATGCTAATCCTATTTGGGATAATATAATTCCTGATACTGGTTTATTACGATTTGGAACACAAAATGTAAGTAGTTTAGAATTAGGTGGACAAATTAATTTAGAAACAAATAATTTAAGTAATTGGTTGAGTTATTGGCCAATTGGTGGTAGTGGTAGTGTAGATTATTCTAAATATTGGATTAAACCAGTTAGATGGAATAGTAAAGAAGCTAAATATAGTGATCAGGTTAATGGTAATAATCTTAATAAAATCTTAGACCAGGATTATTATTTTGTTTCAGGTTCATTCCAAGCACAATCAAATACATTTGATAAAAAATATAATCCATATTTACAACAAAAAAGAGATGTTTTAGATACATCAAAATTTGGTGGTTCTAAAAATGATAAAGCAACTGATAGAATTAAATTTAAAATAGGTGGTGTATTATTAATCGGAACACTAACGGGTTTAACAGATGCAACTACACCAAATTGGAGCTCTATAAAAGGAGTTGGTAGTGGATTCCATTTTTATGGATACGATAATTGGGAAAGAGAAATTAGTTTTAGAATAAGATTATATGCAGAATCCGAAAGTGATTTAAAAAATATATGGACAAAGGCAAATATAATAAAAGGATATACACTTCCAATTTCACGAAAGAATTTAGGTGTATTTGGTAACATTATTAAATTACAAATTGGTGATTTAATAAATGAAGATTATGGATTTTTAACACAATGTGAAATGAATGTATTAGATGAATCACCTTGGGAAATCACAAATGGTTTACAAAAACCATTTATATTTGATATAAATATTGCATATAAGGTAGTAAAGAATAAGGATGTTTTCCCACATTATCCGGTTCAACAAAAAGATTTAAAAGCATACGAAATCCAAACAAAACCAGAAACAGCGCAACCAGTTGTTATTGGTGCACCACCTCAATTTGAAAAAACACAAACAGATGATCAATTAGATAGTTCACAATTACGTTCAACTGATACATCACCAATATTTAGAACTCGAGGAATACCAAGTGCACCAAATGTTCAACCAACTACTTTAGGTGGAACTACGAGAGTAGAACCAGATTCAATGCAGGCTTGGACTAGAGCAAGAAGTGTTGATTAATAATTAAAGATAAGATATGAGATACGATAAGTTAGAAATAGAAAACAAAAAAGGCAAAGGTAATGTATATGTACCCCAAGCGTTACCATATATTCCACCGAGTGATGGTGATATTTTAATTTATACAACAGCGGAAGATAGATTAGATTTATTAGCATTATCATATTATAATGACTCAAATCTATGGTGGGTAATTGCAATGGCTAATAATTTAACTGATATTGATTTAAAACTTAATCCAGGAACTCAACTTAGAATTCCAATGAGAGCAAGTGAAATAACACAATATTTAGGATAATAAAAAAATAAAGTTATGTCTAGATTTCCATATATTACAGGTATCAAACAATCGATAGTTGATCAAATTCAAAACACATCAAAAATTGAAGCAGCTGGTGAAAAACCATTTATTCAATTTACTAATTTTATTGATGGTGATAATCAAATTTCATACAATAGTTATTTAACATATAAGTTAGATGAAGCAGTTTATGGTGCAAATAAGAAGCTTCAGAGATTTCCACCCGTTATAACAGGTTTAAGTGTAACTGCAGCCGGTAGTTTAGGTTCACTTAGAAAAGCAAAGGTAACTGTTAAATTTGCATCTACTCAGGATTTATTAGAACATAAGAATCATTTTAGAGTAGGAAACACACAATTAGTAACTTGGGGATGGCTTAATAAAAATCAAAATTTTAGTGGAGATGGGCCACAAAGTAGAGCAATAGCAGAAAAAATTGTAAATAACATAAATGGATATATTGAATATACAAATGAATTTAAAAATAATGTAGATTTTTTAGCAGGTATCCTTACTAATTTTAATATGGTAATAAATTCCGATGCAAGTGTAAATGTTGAATTTGAAATATCATCTCCATCAGAATTAGTAGCATATTTAGAAATACATAAACAAGGAAAAACATCAAGTGTAGAAGCAAAAACCGAAGAAAAGGGAATGGTAGAAGTGCTTCAGGCATTGGATATAGAAGGAAGATTGATAGAATCTAAAGATAAAGAAATTCGTAATTATGTAATTAATTTAAAAGAAGATAGAGAAAGTAACTTGACTACATTTGGTCAAACGGATGATAGCTATATTCAAATGGGATATGCAATAAACTCAATCGTTAATAAATTTAGGCAAACTACTGGTGATGCATATGGTGTTTTAGTAAATGTAGATATAGAAGAAAGTATTGCAAATTGTCATCCAAATATGATAAGTGTTACCGATAATGTTATATTTCCCAATAAAACAACAATGGGTTTTAAAGATTCAGTAGATTATGAGGGAGCAAGAGTAATTGAATGGGATTTAAAAAATACACAACCATTAGGTCCATTTAATTTTCAAAGAGATAATGTTGGTGATATATTTCCAAGTGACCAATCTATTACTATATCGAATAATTTTTTCCAACCATTTAAAGCTGGATATATTAAAAACATATATTTAAAAACCCAATTTTTAAAAGAAATTGCAAAGGGTTCAAATACGGTACATGAATATTTAGAAAAAATAGTATCAGAGTTAAATATTGCAGGTGCGGGAATATATGAATTAGTAGTTAGAGAAAGTTTTAAAGAAAAAACAGGACAACACATTTATAGTATAGTAGATTTAACATTAGAACGAGATACAAACAACGACAAAGTATCTATTCCAAGTTTAGAATTATTTAGAGATACAAGTAGATTAATTGAATTTAGAGCTAATGCAGATTTACCAAAAGAATTAGCAACTATAATGATGATGGGTGGTGTAAATGCAAATACAACTACAACAAGTAGAAATAGGGAAATGGCAAAATATATGTTTGAAACCAAAAGTCCAGATCCTATTTTAAATTCAGTAAGAATTAATAATAATACAGTACAAGCAACTTTAACGGATAGTAGTGCTGATAGGCAACAAACATCAGTAACAACAGCTACGGAAGCAGGTGGCACAACACAACCAACAACTACAACAGATCCAAAATCTAGTAATCCTAATTTTAAAGAAATATGGGAGGGATTTAAACGTGCAAATCCCAATCTAAGGCCAATAACAAGTCCAATAGAATCTACAAGAAAATTAGTTACAGAGGCAGCAATATATTTGAAACTACCAGGTGCAAATAGAGTTAAATTATGTGCAAGTAAAAAATATGGAAAAGCTGGACAGCCATATTTCGCAGTATTTACAGATGTTAGTTGTGTAAAAACCGTATATTTCGGAGAGAATTATAAAAGAAAAGATGCATTAGTTCCAATATCAGTAACAATGACAATATTAGGATTATCAGGAATAACAATAGGACAAGCATTAGAATTAAATCCAACTCCGGTTCCTTGGTTAGATAGTGATATGGGATATTGGCAAGTAACAAATGTAGAACATGAGGTAGATGATACAAGATGGACTACTGATGTAGAATTAAAATTTAGAGTTAGAGATAACAAAAAAAGAGATGAGGCTAGAAATAAATAATTATGGAAGAGTCAATAATAAAAAATTACTTACAACTAAATACTAATGTAATATTTACAGATAATTTTAGTGCATTTCAACCAACTCCAAATGAACAGGATTATAAAAACGAATTTATTTATCGTTATTTTATAAGAAAAAGAAATCAGGACAATGGTTTAATATATGAAGTAAGTGCAGATACTTTTAAAGATTTTCAAAATAATCAATTATACTTTGGAACCAAAATTAAATGGAAAATAACAGGACAAATTGATGAAGTAAGTAAATTAAATCAACGTTCAATTGCATTTGGAAAACAAACACTTTCTAATTTAGATACTCATATAAAAAACTATACTAAGTTTTGGAAAGGGTGATAAAAGTCATACTATTATTTGGAAAGTAAAAAATAATAACATATATTTATAATAAATAAACAAAGTTATATGAGCAATTTCAAACATCTAACCGATTTAGAAGTACAACAAATTACATTCGATTGGAGATACAGAGGATTCACCGTATTAGAATTATTAACCGAAGAAGAGGTTGATGAAGTAAACGCTGAATTAGAAAGATTAAGACAAGAAAGAATTGGTACAACTACCGAAGATGGCAAAGAGTGGGGTGAGTGGGATCCATTTGCATATCCACATAAACTATCACCTAAATTAGAAAAAATGTTTTGTCATCCAAAGATTTTGGAAGCATGTGAATTTTTAATGGAAGGTGAAGTACAAGGAATGCAAACTTGGTGTTACTTTAAACCACCAGGACAATTAGGTAGAGACCAACATCAAAACGCATTTTATACAGGATGTGGACACAATGAAATTATCAACACTGCATTGGCGTTAGATAATCACGACCCTGAAAATGGTGCAGTATGGAACTACGAAGGTTCACATAGATTACAAACTTTACCAATTGAAGTAGATGAAGATAGAACAAAAACAAATCCTACATTTTGGAGAAACGAAAGAGGTAAACCTTGTGTAATGCCTGAAGGACATGATTTTAGAAAGGTAGAAGGTTATTTAAGAAAAGGACAAGTAGTATTGTTACACTCACATTGTGTACATGGTTCTGAAGCAAATAACTCAAATAGATTCCGTAGAAACTTATTAGGTGGTTATCTTAAAAAAGGAGCAATCTTTAATAAAGGTGGGCATATGAAAAGAGAACCAATTGATTTGCACGCATTAAAAGTAAAACATTGGACAGAATCAGATGAAAAGAATTTCGGTGGATTTTAATATAAAGGGAGTTTAAATACTCCCTTTTTTATTTTGATTTGTAACGAAAATAGATTATATTTGTTACATGAGATTTGTAGAGGATAAATTTGATTTTGAAGATTTCTTACGAGAGTATAGAAAAGGTAGCAATAAAATATATGTTAGATTATCAGATGATGAAAAACATTCAATGAATAATCGTATATCATTTATTTATATCCTTTCAGAAAATAATGAATATGTCATAAATGTAAACAATGGTGATGGGTTAGGAATTAAAGTAGAAGCACTATCACAATTATTAGATACAAAACATAGACAATTAGTATTCAATCTTAAATCAGTTCAACATCTATTACCTTTTAAAAATGCATTTGATATGGATTTAGGTAGATTTGTTGGGTATGGTTATCATGATATTGAATTAGGTGATACTCAACTCAATCAATTTTACAAATCAAAGTTTAAAAATGAATCATATTTGAACGATAGTATTCCAATGATGAAACAATTGGAACTAATAGGACAATATGTTAAAAAATGTTCAACTACAACTACATCAAACACCGATAAATTTATAATCGATGCAACTGAAGCATTTAATTATATTGAACATAGTGGTTTGAAAGTAGATGAAGAATATCGTTTAACACTAAATCCAGTTCATTTAACGAAGGATAACATAATTTATACTGAATATAACCTAATGACATCTACACTCCGACCATCGAACCGACATGGGGGTGTAAACTATGCAGCACTAAAAAAAGATACTGGTGTAAGAAAAGCATTTGTTAGTAGATTTGAGGGTGGAGAATTAATTAGTTGTGATTTTGAAGCATATCACCCTAGATTATTAATGGATATTATCTATCAAACCAAACTTAATTCAAAGGTAGATATAAAACAAATGAAATGGATTAGTGATTTTTATGGTTGTGGATTAGATTTCTATACATGGATTGGTAAACAAATGGGTATTGATGACAGAAGTGAAGTAAAAACTTTAATATTCCAAAACCTGTATGGTGGAATTAGAAGTGAATTATTACATATTCCATATTTTAAAGAGATACAACATCTTACTGATTTATTATATGATACGGTTACTAAAAATAAATGCATGTTTACACACTTATACCACATTCAGTTTAATGAAGATAGATTTGAACCTATAACTCCTGCAAAAGTTTTAAATTATTACATTCAATCATACGAAACTGAACGAAATATACAGAAAATTTTAGATATTAAGGACATATTGAAAGGAAAATTAACAAAATTGATATTATATACTTACGATGCATTTGTTTTTGATGTGCATCCACTAGAAAAACAATATTTATATAGTGATATCATCCCATTATTAAGAGGTGGACATGGTAGGTATGAAGTAAAAACAACAACTGGCAAAAATTATGATGAACTTTAGTTTAGAAAATCTTAACGAAATTATTGATGATGTTTTATTGGAATTTTGTGTTACATATCCAATTCCTGATTTCCAAAATGAGGAACAATTGTTACATTTAAAAACAATATTAGAACAATTTGGTGTAACAATACTAGATGATGCAGAATTAATGGAAGCTATATCATTAGCACCAAAGAAATTTACATTAGAAGCACCTATAAAAAACAAAGCAGTTAATCCAAAAGATAAAGTTAGAGTAGATGCACATAAAAAAGGATTAGAAGGTAAAGGTGGTAAAGCATATGGACCTAAAGGTAAAGATTTAATTACACACAGAAACCAAAATGGTAAATTAGTAGCAGTAAATCCACCAGTTAAAATAGGAAAGGCAGCACAACAACAAAAAGTTGCAGCACAACAAAAGAAAGTAGTAGCACAACCAAAGGCTACAACTAAACCAACTACTAAACCAACTGATAAATTAAAAACTAAACTCCCACAACAAACTGCACCACAAGTACAACAAGGTGCACCTACTAGTGGTAAGAAGGTTAAAAAGGTAAATGATTCTATTAGAAAAAAGGATAGTTTCAATACCGATAAATCAATGACAATTGGTTTAGATGATAAGACAAGTGAAGCAAGAGCAAAAGCAAACAAAGCTAAAAAAATAAATTCAAAGCCATTATTTTCAACAAAAGATACACAAACTATATTTGATGGTAAACCAAAATTCCCTAAAAAGTATTTAAAGGTTTTAGAAAGAATGATGCAGTATGGTAAAGAGAATATTACAATTACAACTCTTACCGATAAAGCAGGAGCAGGAACATTAGAATCAACTTGTGGTGAGATTGTGGGGATGATAGGATTGAGTATTCAAGATGCTAGTAAAAGAGCAATGTTCTTTAGATTATTAAAAGCTAGAGCAGAACAAAATGGAAAGGCCGGCATATTAGATGCTAGTTGGGTTACAGCAGGTGAAGCACATTGTATTGCAAATGAAAGAAAATTAAAAAGAGATTTTCCAAATGGATATACAATTTTAAATACGTTTTGGGATGTAGCAGATGAGGCAGCGGCAATTGGTGTTGAAGGATATAGGCAAAACAAAGGATTTTCTACTGATGTTAATATGTTGGTAATGGATAATAAAACCAAACAAACTAAGTGGATAGAACCTTCATTAAAGAAAGATGAGGTTGTAAACTTATTAAACGGAACTACAAATAGAATCCGTTCAATTGCAGTATTGGCATCAAAGAAAGTAAGTAATAAAGAGAAGGATCAATACGAATCAGCAACAAAGGAATTAGAAGGAATGGGTGAGGTTAAGAAAGGAAAAACTCCGGAGTATGCTAGAAAAGAACAACTTCAAAAATATATAACAGGATTAGAGGAAAGAGTAAAAGCTGAAATTCCAAAAAATGCAAATGCAGAATATGCATATTCAGTACAAGAAAAGTTACATTCAACCGCTTGGGAAAATAAAGATGTAGTTAAACAAAGTAAATTATTGTTAAATGCATGGGCTAAATTAACTCCAAAACAAAAACAAGAAAGAGCTTTATCTATTATTGAAGAAATGGGGCAAAATGATAAAGGTGGATTAAGAGCTGAAATCGTAGATACTATTAATAAACTTTATAAAAATAAAGATTCAATTAATGGATTAGATAGCATTGGACAAATCATAGGTGATAATACATCTAGAGGAAAACAAAAAGCATCTATGATTTTATTAAATTTAGGAAGTTCTACTGGTAAAGCAAATTCACTATCGACAGTAAGAGATAAAATATATAAAAATACATACGCACACTCAAAGGCAGCATCAGAATATCTATTATCTACAAATGAAACTAAAACCGCATTATTAAGAAGTATTAGGGATGCATTTCCTGTAAAATCTTTATTAGAAGGTGAGGAAAATATGTTATTAGGTGATTTCAAAAAAGGAAAAACACCGGGTACAAACATAGATCAATATGTATTACAGAGAGTATTTAACATTAAATCAGCTGAAGAATTCCAAAGTGGATTAAAAGTATTAGATACACCACCACCACCACATATTAGTTTTATAGGTAAAGGTAAAAACTCAAAACCTATTGAAATTGCAGAAATAAAATCTCGTTCCGATGGTAAAGGATATGGTGGTACATGGAAATTGGAAATGAGTTTATCAAAAAAATTCGTTGAATTGTGTAAACAATACGATACATAATTAAGGAAACAAAAAAATGAAAACACAGTTATTATGTACATTTAGTACAAAAACCGATGTAGATAAACATATAGAAATAATAAAAAGTAATTATACTTTGGCATATAATTACATTTATATTTTACAAAACAAAAACATTCCAAATGAATTGTTTGTAACTTATAATGTAGTAGTAGAAAATGAACAACCAAACTTAGAAATGAAAACTATTTTGGTTCATAGAAAAAAACAAAGTAATACATTGTATACAATCAATGCATTGAACAATGTTATTATGGAAGCTACGGGTGGGCAATTAGATAACAAATTTGAAGTAGATTGGGAACATTATAGAAATTGTATTTTAGTTACAAATACAGAAGGTGTAAAGAAAATTTATACTAGAGTATTTGATGTAATAGATTTAAATAAATAATATGATTAAGTTAAAAAGTTTATTAAAAGAAGTAAAAGAAACATTTGAAAGTTTTGCAACCACTAGAGGTAAGGGTGCATCTAAGATTGCATCAACTGCAGAAGAAAAGGGTGGTTTATCCTTATTAACTTATGAACATTTTAAAGTTAAAGCACCTTACTACAAAAACGCAGTTGAAGGTAAATTCAATAAAGAATCAGCTATTAAAGAATATTGGGAAACATTTGGTAAAATATCATTAGATATGGAACAAATGGAATTTCAAAGAGAAGTAGGTCGTTTAGAAGTATTAGGTGAATTATTAATTAGAGATAAGAATAATAAAAATGATTAGATTAAAAAATTTATTATCCGAAGACCTTCGTAAATGGTTTGGTAAAGGACCAGAAGGTTCAACTACCGGTGGTGGTTGGGATAGATACAATACTAAAGGTGAAAAAGTTGGTAAGTGTGGTGATAGTAAAGAGGGTGATGCATACGCAGCTTGTTTATCAAAAGAGAAAGCGGCTAAATTAGGTAAGGATGGAATAGCATCATTTGTAAAAAGAAAGAGAGCAGCACAATCCGATGCAGGAGATGCAAAAAAAGGTGGTGAACAAAAAAAAGGACAAAAACCTACATTTGTAAAAACAGGTGCTAGTGAAGGATTGGAAGAAAAGATAAATTTATTCTTAGAAAAAAATGTACCAACTGACCCCGCAAAATGGGCAGCATCTAAAGCAGCAGCTAAAAGAAAGTTTGATGTTTATCCTTCAGCATACGCAAACGGATGGGCTGCAAAAAATTACAAAGCTAAGGGTGGTGGTTGGAAAACTGAAAAATAAATAATATGATTATATGGTTAACCGGACAACCTGGTAGTGGTAAGACAGTATTAGCAGGTTGGTTAAGAAGTATTAGTAGTTTAAATAGTAGAATTGAAGTAATTGATGGTGATGATATACGAGAAATATTTGAAAACAAAGATTATAGTGAAGCAGGTAGAAGACGTAACATAGAGCTAGCACAGAATCTAGCATTATTTCTACATAAAAAGAAATATAATGTTATAGTTTCATTAGTATCTCCTTATAGGGATCAAAGAGAAGCATTCAAAGAAACATTAGGAAAGGATTTAAAAGAGTTATATGTTCATTGTTCGGATGATAGAGGTAGAACTCATTTTCACGTAGAAAACTACGAACCACCTTTAGAAAATTTCATTGATGTAGACACTACGGATGAAAGACCGTTTGAAACTTATGAGAAAATCAAAGAAAAATTAGGTTTATATTAAAATAAATTGTAAATTAGAGTTATGAAAAGAAAATACGCAATGTTCATCGGAAGATGGCAAACTTGGCACGCAGGACACGAATGGTTAATTCGTCAACAATTAGACAAAGGAAAGGATGTTTGGGTAGCAATTAGAGATGTACCAGAAGATGAAAGTAATCCTAAATCAGCTTACAAAGTTATGATGGATTTAATGGAAGAACCATTTTTTCAAGAAAATATAGATAAAATTTTAGTAAGTATTATTCCTGATATTGAATCAGTAAACTATGGTAGAGGTGTAGGGTATGAGGTTATTAATCATCCACCACCTGCAGATGTTGAATTGATTAGTGGAACTAAAATTAGAAAAGGTTATATGGATTCCAACGGAGATGTTATAGAATATGCCGTTGATTAAGAGACATATTGCCAAAACCATCTCATATCGAATTGTAAGTACCTTAGTTGGATTCTTATTAATGTGGTGGATAAGTGGTTCAATAAAAGTAGGTGCCGCATTTGGTGTAGCAGAATTGATTTACAAACCAATTCAGTATTATCTACATGAAAGAGTTTGGTATAAATGGATTAAGTACGGACTTAAAAAATAAAAACATTATTATAATGATAAACTATACTACTATACCAAATTTTCTATCAAAAAAAGAATGTGAAGATTTGTTACAATTTTCATTAACCAAAGAATTGAAACCAGCATTGGTAGGTGGGGACAATGGTTTGAATCTAAAAAGTAGAAAATCAAATATATTTTTCTATGATTATAGTTTAGATTTTCCAAATTTAAATGAAAAATTAATTAATATTTTTAAAAAAGAAGTAAATGTAAAAGGTTATAATATTGATTTTACGAATAATCAATTTCAATTTACAGAATACACAACAGACGGATATTATAATTGGCACGAAGATTCTGCAGAGGGAATCTATCAAGAAAGATATTGTTCAATGGTTATACAATTAAATGAAGAATATACAGGAGGTGAATTACAAATAAAAGATAAAGATGATAATGAAATAACATTAGAAAAGGGATTGGGTAATCTATTTATTTTTTATTCACACTTAACACATAGAGTAAAACCGGTAATATCAGGAACTAGATACTCATTGGTTAATTGGTTTAGGCTAACACCAATAGAAAATTTTAAAAAAACATTAATATAATCTATAAATACAGATTAAAAAAATAAGTTATATGCCAGCAAAACCAAAAATTAGTAAAGAAGAATACTCATTTTCAGGAACACCCGAATACACAATACCAATTCGTAAAGAAACGGAGATGGTCAATGGCCCTAAACATTACGGAGGAGTAGACAATCCATACGAAGTAATTAAAGTATGTGAAGCATGGGGATTAGACAAGGATGCATACCTATTTAATGTAGCAAAATATATAGCAAGAGCAGGTAAAAAAGACCCTCAAAAAGAACTAGAGGATTTGAAGAAAGCGGTATTTTATTTAGAAAGAAAGATAAAAAATTTACAAAATGAAACTAATTAAATCAGAAAAATTATTAGAATTATTAGAAGGAATAGGTGTTGTTATGCGAATAATGGCATTTGGTATGTTATCTATAATGGGAAAGGATACTCCATTCTTTTGGATGTGGGTATGGAATAGTATTGATGCACTAATATTAACTTATTGTGCATGGGAAAGAGATAATAGACCTTATATTTTACTCAATATCTTTTGGCTAATCGTTGGAGTCATTGGCATATATAATTCCCTATAATATTTGGTAGTTTCAAATAATTATCGTATCTTTATTGTATAGGAATTAAGAAAATCGATATTTATACGTGAGATTAAATCGCGATAATCTTAAAACTTAAAACAAACAATTTTTAAAACTTAAAACAAAAACAGCATGAACATTAATGCAATCAAGCAACGTCTTAATTCGTTGCAAAACACTTCGAAGAAAACGGACTCATTGTGGAAAACCAAACCTGGTAAATACCAAGTTCGTATCGTACCTTACAAATTCAATAAAGAAAATCCTTTCATTGAATTGTTATTTCACTACAACATTAACAACAAAACTTATTTGAGTCCAGCTTCTTTTGGAAGACCTGACCCAATTTTAGAGTTCGCAGAGAAACTTAAGAAATTAGGTGATACTGAGAATTGGAAAGCGGGTAAGAAAATGGAACCAAAGTTAAGAACATTCGCACCGATTATCGTAAGAGGTCAAGAAAATGAGGGTGTTAAATTTTGGGGATTTGGTAAGACTGTGTATCAAGAAATTTTAGCTATCGTAGCTGATCCTGATTACGGTGATATTACTGATGAAACAAATGGTAGAGATATTGTTATTGAAATTGTAGAAGAAGCAGGTAAAACATATCCTGAAACTCGAATCAGAGTAAAACCAAATGTATCTTTATTACATGATAATTCTGCAATCGCATCTAAATTATTAGATGAACAAACTGATATTACAGATATCTATTCGGAATTATCTTATGCAGAATTAAAGACTGTGTTAGAAAATTGGTTAAATCCAACTGCAGTAGTTGAAGATGAAAACCCAACTCCTTCAGTATCTCAACAAACATTAGCTCCTCAACCAAAGAAAGTTGAAGAACAATTGGTAAGTAAAGATGCGGCACCTGAAATTGGTGGTACCGGTATCATTAACGATTTACCTTGGGATGAAGAAACACCTGCACCAGCACCTAAAGTAGATGTGGCAGCAGCATTTGATGATTTATTTAATTCATAATTATTATGGCTAAAATTGACTTAGCACAAGAAATAGCCGACAGTTTAAACAAAAAGTGGAAAGACCAAAAGGTTGCCTTCTTTTTGGATGATGATTCTGATGGAGCCCCAACCAATGTACCAGGTTGGGTTTCCACCGGAACAGCAATGTTAGATGTTGCTATTTCTAATAGACCTTATGGGGGTTTACCCGTAGGAAGAATCACGGAAATTACCGGATTAGAACAAAGTGGTAAATCACTTTTATCAGCTCACTTATTAGCTGAAACTCAAAAGCAAGGTGGGGTAGCAGTATTGATTGATACCGAAACCGCAGTAAGTAGAGAATTCTTTGATGCAATTGGAGTAGATGTTTCTAAATTGTTATACGTTTCAGTAGACACAGTTGAAGATATTTTTGAAACAATTGATACAATCATAGAGAAAGTTCGTAAGGGTGATAAAGATAGATTAGTTACAATCGTAGTCGATTCAGTAGCCGCAGCATCAACTAAAAAGGAGATGGATGCGGATTATGATAAAGATGGTTACGCAACTGACAAAGCTATTATCATTTCAAAAGCAATGAGAAAGATTACTAATGTAATTGGTAGACAAAAAATATCAGTTATCTTTACTAATCAGTTACGACAAAAGTTAGGTGTTATGTTCGGAGATCCTTGGACTACATCAGGTGGTAAAGCATTAGCATTCCACGCTTCGGTTCGTATTCGTTTAAAGAATATGGGACAGATTAAAGCAGGTGAGAGAATCATTGGTATCAAAGTAAGAGCACAGGTTATTAAGAATAGATTAGGACCACCATTACGTTCAGCAGATTTTGATATATTCTTTGATAGAGGTATTGATAATTTCGGTGGATGGTTAAAGGTGATGAAAGATAACAAATTAGTTAAGCAAGGTGGGGCATGGTACGAATACATTGACACTGATACTGGTGAAGTTATTAAATTCCAATCAAAAGATTTTATTCAGATGATGGGAGTTAGAGATGAATTAAGAGACCAAATTTATAGAAAGATTTGTGAATCAACAATCTTACAATATAAGAAGGAAGGAATTGATCCGGATGAAATTACATATGATAGTGGTGGTGAAATACCAGAACCAGATATCGAAACAGAATAAAGGTTTATGAACGAAACATACAAAAAGTTACTAAACGAGGTAGAGAAAGACCATCAGCAATTAGGAAAAGAAAAGGTATTAATTGTTGATGGTCTTAATACCTTTATAAGAAGTTGGACAGTAAATCCTACTATGGATGATAACGGAGACCACATTGGTGGTATCGTTGGATTCTTAAAAGGAATTGGGTTTGCTATTAGAGAACAAAATGCAACTCGTTGTATTATTGTATTTGATGGTAAAGGTGGTTCTAAAAGTAGAAAGGATTTATTTAGTGGTTACAAAGAGAATAGAGGTAACAATCGTTTTAGAGTGAATAGAGCATACTCAGATTTGATGAATAAAGAAGAAGAGGGTGTATCTATGAAACGACAAATGATTGGTTTAATCGAACTGCTAGAGTACCTACCGGTGGAAATAATGTTATACGATAACATTGAAGCAGATGATGTTATGGGCTATATTGCATCACAACTTTTAAAAGAGGATGAATTGGCAGTTATTATGAGTGCCGATAAAGATTTCCTACAATTAGTAAATGAAAGAGTCACAGTTTATTCCCCAACAAAAAAGAAAGTTTACGATACGAAATTGGTTTTGGATGAGTATGGTGTTCATCCCTCAAATTTTATGGTTTATCGTACTCTTGATGGTGATAAGTCCGATAACATTGATGGTATTTCTGGGTGTGGGCTTAAGACTATTGTTAAGAGATTTCCAGAGGTGGTTGAGGAAACAGAACTTACGATAGATAAAATGTTTGAACTATGTGAAGAACGCAGAAGTGAAAACAAAATCTATGACAAAATATTAGATGGTAAAAAATTAGTAGAAAGAAATTTTAAACTAATGCAATTATCCGATCCAGATATACCTTCTAATAAGAAATTAACAATTAACCAAAAATATTTGGATAATTCAGCAAAATTGGATAAATTAGGATTCATTAAAAAGGCAATGGGAATGCGAACTATTAATTCATTCGGTGATGTTAATAGTTGGATTCAAAGTACATTCGCCAAATTACATAAATAAAAAAAATACATGGAGGAAACAAACCTATGAAATGTTTAAAAAGTACAAAGACTGGTAAAATTATCAGAGTATCAAACAAAGAAGCTTACAACGCAACAAGTGAATGGAAATTCATTCCTAAGAGTGAATGGAAAGCAGAAGTAAGACCATCTAAAAAAGAAGAAAAAGAAAGTAAATAATGCAAGCAGTAGACACATTAGAAAAATTTGGACAATCGTACCAATCTAAAGTCATAGCTGCATTATTATCCGACCTACCATTTCTTAACCAAGTTTCAGAAATTACTAGTAAGGATTATTTTGAGAGTGAACAGGATAAGTGGATTATTGAATCTATTTTGGATTACCAAAGTAAACAATTCGCTGCACCTACTCTTGATGTATTCAAAGTAAAGTTATCATCTCTAAGTTCCGAATCACAAAAGAAACAAATCGTAGATAGAATCAAACAAATCTATGATGTATTCGGTGCAGAGGATATGGAGTTTGTAAAACAAGAATTCATTAAATTCTCAAAGTTTCAGAAACTAAAAGCCGCAATATTTCAATCAGTAGACCTAATCAAATCCGAAAAAAGTTGGGATGAGATAGGAGTTGTAGTTCAGAACGCATTAAGGGCGGGAATGGAAAACAATTTAGGACATGATTACTATAAGGATATTGCAATGAGAATGGAAGTTACAAAGAGAAGTTCAGTACCAACTGGATGGAAACCTATCAATGAATTAATGGATGGAGGTTTAGGACCAGGTGAATTGGGAGTAATTGTAGCACCGAGTGGTGTGGGTAAGACTTGGGTATTGTGCAAAATTGCAGCCGATGCGGTAAGAGCAGGTTACAATGTGATGCATTATACTTTAGAGCTATCCGAAATCTATGCGGGAACAAGATACGACACTATTATGACTGGTATTCCATCTAACGAATTAAGAGATAGAAAGGAAGAAGTTGTAGCTAAACTTAAAAACCACAAAGCAAATCTAATGGTGAAATATTATCCACCGAGAGGAGCAAGTACTAAAACAATCAAAGCACATTTAGATAAGTACAAAGGATTTGGATTTAAACCAGATTTAATTATCATAGATTATGCGGATTTATTAAAGCCGGTAAACAAAAGAGATAGTACATACGCAGAATTAGGTGGTGTGTATGAAGAAATTAGAGGATTGAGTGGTGAGTTAGGTGTTCCAATTTGGACAGCATCACAAACAAATCGTTCAGCAATTGATTTCGAAGTTATTCAAGCTGATTCAATTGCCGATTCTTATGCAAAAGTAATGACAGCAGATTTCATTATGAGTGTAAGTAGAAAAGCAAAAGATAAATTAAGTAACACAGCAAGGTTTCACGTTATGAAAAATCGTTTTGGAGCAGATGGATTAACATTCCCTGCGAAAATGGATACTATGGTTGGATTGATAGATGTATTTGAACCACAATCATCGGATGGTGTGATGGCCCAAAAGGAATCTAATAATGGAAGTAACTTAGAAAAGAAACTTTTGCATAAAAAATATATTGAAAATATGGGTTAATAAGTATAAAACAATGTGAAAAAAAATATGAAAAAAAGTAGGTTTTTTTTATCCAAAATTGGTATCTATATATGAATATACCGATAGTTATAATTACTTTTCACACTTTTATCGAAAAAAGTTTTATTTATTAATCTTACAAAAAATTACAAAAAAATGGACATTTCACAAAGAATCCTTTCGGACATTACGGTGTATATGAAATACGCAAAATATCAACCGGAATTAAAAAGGAGAGAAACATGGGACGAATTGGTTACTAGAAATATGAATATGCATATTAAAACGTATCCAAATTTAGAGCAAGAAATTAGAGAAACGTATAAATTCGTTTATGACAAGAAAGTTTTACCATCAATGCGTTCAATGCAGTTCGCCGGTAAACCAATTGAAATGTCACCAAATAGAATCTACAATTGTGCATTTGCACCGATTGATGATTGGAGAGTATTTTCAGAAATTATGTTCCTACTTTTAGGTGGAACAGGTGTAGGATATTCAGTACAAAAACATCATGTAGATGCATTGCCTGAAATTAGAAAACCAAATGCAGACAAAACTCGTAGATTTCTTATTGGAGATTCTATCGAAGGATGGGCGGATTCAATTTCAGTATTAGTAAAATCATATTTCTTTGGTGGTTCAAAGCCAGTATTTGATTTTAGAGATATTAGAGCTAAAGGTGCTCGTTTAATTACAAGTGGTGGTAAAGCACCAGGACCTCAACCCCTAAAAGAATGTTTGATTAAGATTGAAGGTATCTTAGATTCAAAGAAAGATGGTGATAAATTAAAACCAATTGAAGTTCATGATATTGTGTGCCATATTGCAGATGCAGTATTGGCAGGTGGTATCCGTAGAGCAGCATTGATTTCTTTGTTCTCTGCAAATGACGAACAAATGATTAGTTGTAAGAGTGGTGCATGGTGGGAAACAAATCCACAAAGAGGTAGAGCAAATAACTCAGCAGTATTAATGAGACATAAAATTGACAAATCGTATTTTATGGACTTATGGAAAAGAATTGAAGCAAGTGGAGCAGGTGAGCCTGGTATCTACTTATCAAACGACAAAGATTGGGGAACTAACCCATGTTGTGAAATTGCATTAAGACCTTTCCAATTTTGTAACTTATGTGAAGTGAATGTAAGTGATGTAATTGACCAGGATGATTTAAATGCAAGAGTAAAAGCAGCATCATTCATCGGAACATTACAAGCAGGTTATACTGATTTCCACTATCTTCGTCCAATCTGGCAAAGAACAACTGAAAAAGATGCACTTATTGGTGTATCTATGACAGGTATCGGAAGTGGTGCAGTTTTGAAAATGAATATGAAAGAAGCGGCAAAAGTTGTAAAAGAGGAAAATAAAAGAGTAGCAGATATCTTAGGTATCAATCATTCAGCAAGAACTACAACGGTTAAACCAGCAGGAACAACCTCATTAACATTAGGTACAAGTAGTGGTATTCACGCTTGGCATAATGATTACTATATTCGTAGAGTAAGAGTAGGTAAGAACGAATCAATCTACAATTATTTATTATTAAATCATCCTGAATTAGTAGAAGATGAATACTTTAGACCACATGATACTGCGGTAATTGGTATTCCACAAAAAGCACCATCGGATGCAATCTTTAGAACTGAATCTCCAATTCAATTATTAGAGAGAGTTAAAAGAGTTCATAGTGAGTGGATTAAACCAGGTCACAGAAACGGAAACAATTCACACAATGTATCTGCAACGGTTTCTATTAGAGAACATGAGTGGATTGCAGTTGGTGAGTGGATGTGGGAAAATAAAGAATATTACAACGGACTTTCAGTATTACCTTACGATGGTGGAACTTACATTCAAGCACCATTTGAAGATTGTACAAAAGAAAAGTATGAAGAATTAATGAAAGTTCTGCATGATGTAGATTTATCACAAGTGATTGAGTTAGAAGATAACACAGATTTAAGTGGTGAAGTAGCATGTGCAGGAGGTGCTTGTGAAGTTAAATAAAGATGATAAGGAATTATATTATTTGGAAAATGGTAAAGTGGTGTTCACTCCTGAGTATCACCTTCAACGAGGTGATTGCTGTGGGAGTGGGTGCCGCCATTGTCCATATATTCCAGTTGGTATAAAAGGAAATAAACAAATAAAAACAAAAGAAAATGGTAGTAGTGAAGAAATTTAGTGCAACATGGTGTGGACCGTGTAGAGCATTAGCACCGGTTATGGGGCAAATTAAAGAAAGTTATGTTGGTAATTCAAATGTAGTATTTGAAGAATATGATGTAGATGTATATAACGAAGAAACTCAAAAATATGCAGTAACATCAGTTCCAACAATCATCATTGAAAAAGATGGTGAAGTAGTAGAACGTTTTACTGGGTTAAGTTCTAAGATAGCATATGTAAATGCTATAAATGAATCCTTAAAATAGTTGGATTTATCAAATAAGTTTCGTAAATTAGAGTTATATGTATTTAGATTATTTTGATCAATTTAAGAATATGTCTCCATATCTGTATATTAACGCAGAACAATGGAATCATATCAAAGAAACTTATAGTAAAGAAGATGTGTGTGAGTCCTTAGCTAAAATAGCTATGGACTACCCACTTCCATATCAAGAAATTAGTGAAGAAGATGCAAGAAAAGAATATCTAGCATTGAAAGCAACTAGATGGAATGAATTACTTAGAGATGATGAGTGGTTTATCCGTAAAGCGGGTGATAGTAAATTCGGATTAGGATTTGAAGATAAGCAATTATATTTTAGACGAGTTAATACTGGAAACCAAGCATCAAATTATTTCCAACAAGCTAATAGATGGGGTGTAGATGGAACGGTATCACCAGGTCCTGATAGAACTTGGAGAACCTATGAGTTTATGTATACCTTAATGGGTGCAATGTATACTTTAAAGTTTGATGAAGTAAATAGAGGAAGTTTAAGAGTAGCATTATCACTTCGTAAATATATTTGTTCTCAGTTCAAACCAAATGTAGCAAAAGCATTATACGATTATTTCAAAGCAGAGACCGTATTAGATTTTGCAGCAGGATGGGGTGATAGATTATGTGGTTTCTATGCAAGTGAATATGGTAAACATTATGTTGGTATAGATCCTCGTAAAGAAAACCATCCAATTTATAGACAACAGGCAGACTTCTACGAAAAGAATAATGGATTTTTTGAAATTGAAAAACAATCTACTTTTGTGGAGAGTCCTGCGGAAGATTTTGATTACGAAGGATATGATGAATACTTTGATATTGCATTTACAAGTCCACCTTACTTTAGTGTAGAACGATATTCATATGATGATACTCAAAGTTGGATTAGATATAAAACAATTGATGAGTGGAATGAATTATTTTTACACAGAGCATTGGGAAAGATTTGGAAAACTCTTAAAAAGGGTGGAACATTGATTGTAAATATTGCAGATGTTTATGCAAGTTCAAAAGGAACGGATAAAGGGTATAGAGCAATCACTACTCCTATGAACGAATTCTTGGAGAAACAAGAGGGGGCAGAATACTTAGGATGTATGGGTATGGAAATGGCAAAAAGACCTGGTTCTGCAGGTGCAGGAGCAATAATAGAGGGTGATGAGGATAGATACACCGAAGAAGCATTAGAAAAAGCAAGAGAAGCAGCTGATAAAACATTTTGTGAACCAATGTGGGTATGGCGAAAAAACTAAAAGTATTATACACAAACGGAGATTCAGTTAGTTGGGGTTCAGAATTAAAGGACAGAACTAATAGATTCTCTACATTAATAGCCAAAGAAAAAGATTTGGTAGATTTTAATGTAGCTAGTAGTGGTATATCTAATGATAGAATTTTTAGAAATACTATGAGAGATGTTTGTAAATTCTTAAATGGTGAACCAATATACAATGAAGAATTAGGTTATGTTAAAGTAGATGAAATGTTTGTTTTACTTTCATTTACTGCACCGACTAGATTTGATTATTTTGATGGTGAGGTTTTTATTAGAGAACATTTGTGGTCAGATAAAGATAAATGGGGTAGAACTGATGCAAATAAACAAAATGATAATAAATATGTTATAAATCATTCACATTTAGCACCTTCTTTCGTTAGAATATTTCAACAAATAATATCCCTAACAAGTTTTCTTAAATCAAATAATATTCCGTATCTTTGTATAAATGCATTCTTTGAATATAATATTGCTGAGATAGCAGATGTAAACAAAAATATAAATGCTGATAAAGTATCTAATCAGTTTGATGATATTGAAGATTATTTTGGTTTATTAGATTTATATAAACATATTCCACAATCATTTAAGGATATAAACTTAACAACGTATTTAAAAGAGTTCAATGATGTAGATATGTTTGAAGAAAGAGGACATCCATCACCAAAAGGACACAGAGCAATAGCAGAATTATTAAAAAATAAAATTTAAAAAATGTTACCAAAAGAGAATTACAGATTATATAGTCCAGCACATGGTGGAGAATTTCCAGTTGAGAAATACCTATCAGAAAAGACAGGACATTCAGTTAATTGTGTTTACTATGGTAGTGGTGTTGTGTTCGATACGAAAGTAATTGAATATTTAAAAAATAATGGAGCAAAATCTATTTATGAAAAAAGACATTACTATGAACCTGATACATTTTCTGTTACTGAAATGTTTGAATTACAAATAGGTGAACACGTAGCGGTAATTGGTTTTTCAAATAGAGCAGATGATGATTATCCTGGTGAAGAACCAGATGAAGAAAAAATATCAAAGTTAAAATCAGCACCTTTAAAGGGATGGATTACTACTACATCACCTATTGATGATGTGTTCAAACGATTACCTGAACTATCAACTTTTACAAAGAAAGATATGAAAGGACAAATTCATTTATTAAAATCAACATCATATGGGTTTGAAACTGAAGCATTTGATTTGGGTAAACCAATAATTGATTTAGATTTAAATTACGGAACTGATTTTAGTAAGATGCATACAAATATTGTTGAAACTATTCAAGGTAAAAACGATAACAAAGCTAAATTAGTATTGTTACACGGATTGCCAGGAACAGGAAAGACAACTTATTTGAAATACTTAGCACATGAATTGGGAAAGAAAGTTTTATTCTTACCACCAATTATGGCAGAGAGTATTGTTAATCCAGATTTTGTTCCTTTCTTAATGGAGAACAAAGATTGTGTTTTGATTATTGAAGATGCTGAGAAAGTAATCGGAGATAGAAATAATAGTGGTAGTTCAGTTGGAGTTTCTAATCTATTGAACTTAAGTGATGGTATTTTAGGTGATATTTTAAACATACATGTAATTGCTACTTTTAATATGGATAAAGAAAAGATTGATAGTGCATTATTAAGAAAGGGTAGATTGATTGCAGAACATAAATTTGGTAAGTTAAGTTTAGAAGATACACAAACTTTACTAAAGAAATTGAATAAACAAACTGAAACAACCGAAGGATTGACATTAGCTGAGATTTATAACATAGATAATCAGCAAGACAAATCAGAGGAAGATAGACCTACAATTGGGTTTAAAAGATATTAATATTTATAAAAGGTTGATAATCAACAAGTTATAAAAAAATACCTTAAATATTTGGTAAATTAAGATAATTGTTGTATCTTTGTTAAAGAGAGTTCATTGAAATATTGGGGATGCTATGGAATTGATTGCAATGTAAATGGTAGTACCACACGTGGAGAGAAGTGCTAGTTCTCCTTAAATCTGCACAAAACAATAACTGACGAAATGTCAACTATGACTTACGATGACCTTATGGCCTTCGTAGGTATGGATTACGCTGTAGCAGCATAACCAATCCCGTACACATCATGGGACTTTAAATAGAATGTGAAACTAAGTTTACCGAAACTTTAAATCGGTTGGTGGAAAGTTGGACTAACCATCCGACCTCAATTATTTTGGAAAGTGAATAAGATTAAACTTTATCTAAACGTGTGATATGCTGGTATTATTAGTTCTTTGTAAGACACGAGTTCGAGTCTCGTCATCTCCACAATATCGCGGTGTAGAGCAGAGGTAGCTCACTAGGCTCATAACCTAGGGGTCAGTGGTTCGAATCCGCTCACCGCAACAAATGTTAGGGTTGAAGCCATCAAATAATAAAACCGATTGAGTGGAGCCAGACCATTAAGGAAAGGCATAAAGCCGGACACCTTAACAAAAAAATCCCCAAAGAAATTTGGTAGATTGAAAAACTTAATGTATCTTTACTATATAAGATTGAAACTTATAGGTGATGAAAGATACTCGGTATTCAATCTTGGGAGAAAAAAGTTGTAAAAATATTTGGTAAATTTAATGTTTTAATTTATATTTACATATATATAACAACAAAGAAGTTCTTTAAATTATTAAAAATATTCTATATAGTAACCTTGTGTTACATAATAGCTACCGGCCGCATATGGTCGTTAAATAAACTACGAAAGTAGGATAAAGTGGGTGTATTAAGTGATACGCCGGCGGCTCCTTCCCCGTAAGGGAGAATAGCTTAAGTATGCAAGTGGGATATTATTTAGGCTTTGTAAGTGGGGGTAACACTACCATTGAAGAGTTTGAGTAACTAGGGTATTGTAGATACTTTAGTTGAGGTGGGAACACCAATAAGAATAACCCATAGAATATCAGTAAGAAGTGTAGACTTAATCCCTCTACATAATTGCGGTATTCATTATTAGAGTGGTCTTAACATCAAACTATACGAAAGGTAGTAAGATAAGACTGTGTACAGGTGGTGCTGTTACTATCCTTTTATAAATCGTACCAACGATTATAAATGAAGATGACTCAAAATAACGCAGTAGGGATATTGCATCGAGTAGTATAGTATTTCGTTGTTCAAAAGATAACGGAGCTGGTGGCAAACCACTACTTGAATCATTCTACAAAACTAAAACTCAATTTTTTATTTCGGTATAAAAAACTACAATTAAAAATTAAGCTTAAGTGTTTGCCAGTTATAGACGAAAGGTGTGTACATAGTTAAGAGTTGTTCTTAGCCACGATACTTCCGCAAGAAGTCTGTGATTCTTTCGAAAAACTTCTAATCCCGCAAGGATTAATTAGGCTGATAGGTTTAAAGAAGCGTAGTAAAAAGAGAGTAGTTTATAACTCAAAGATTGGTTGACTCAATTAACCCACATTGAATTGGTACTACTCAAAAGGTGGTGGAAACGGAAGGAACTAATAATCTTTCTAAAGCTGGTTCTCAATATGGAGTATTCTCATCCCTATTTTATTTTATCATAATGGTTAGAGTTGGTTCGATTCCAATAATGATAGCAAAGTAATTTATCGAGGCTTGTATTAACCGGAGCATGACTTGACGTGGCGTATTTTGAAGATTGATTACTTTTTTAATTCGATTATAGTTATAACAAATGAAAGCATTAACATTACATACACTTTGTAGCACACCGAATCAGATTTGGGGTGGCAGAGATATGTAAAGTTAGGCTAGATTTATATTAAGAATTTTAGAAAACCCTGACTTTAATTAGTTGGGGTTTTTTGTTTTTGGGATGGTAGCTCAGCGGCAGAGCAGATGACTGTTAATCATCAGGTCGAGATATCGTAATTCTCCCTTCCCTCAATTGTTTATTTGATATGCAGATGTCGTATAATGGCTCATTACTCCTTCCTTCCAAGTAGGAGACGGAGGTTCGATTCCTCTCATCTGCTCAAACGGTTACCAATCCGGAACACGCCTGGAAGTTTAGTGTATTAGCACACCGGGAAATGGTGATAACAAAATTGGAAATTGTCGGATGGTGTAATTGGTCAGCACAATAGATTTTGATTCTATTAGTTTTGGTTCGAGTCCAGGTCCGATAACAAAATGGGAATTAGCGTAGTCCGGTATCGCGCTAGCTTTGGGAGCTAGAGGCCGTAGGTTCGAATCCTGCATTCCCAACATATAGGAATATAACTCAGCTGGTAGAGTGCTAATCTGATACGTTAGATGTCACAAGTTCGAATCTTGTTATTCCTACACACATCCGGTTTGGTGCAATGGTAGCATGTAGGTCTCCAAAACCTTTGATTACAGTTCGAGTCTGTAAACCGGTGCAAATAGTTTCATAGTGAAATGGATTATCACACAACACTACGAATGTTGGATTGTGGGTTCGAATCCTACTGAAACTACAATAAGGTGAGTTGTCCGAGTGGCTAGGGGGAGGTCTGCAAAACCTCTTACATTGGTTCGAATCCAATACACACCTCGAAAATGTTGAGCGTAGCCTAATGGTAGGGCAAAAGTTTGTGGCACTTTGTGTGTGGGTTCGATTCCCATCGTTCAACCAATCGGAAAGATGGGTGAGGGATTTAAACCAGCAGTTTACTAAACTGCCGACTGTTAAAGGTCCGTGAGTTCGAATCTCACTCTTTCCGCATAAATACCGGTATGGCGGAATTGGCATACGCAGTGGTCTTAGAAGCCATACAATTATAGGTTCGAATCCTATTACCGGTACAAAATGTACTTTTTTTCGATTTTATCAAAAGTCCCAAAATTTTTTTGAGGGAAATTTTTTGGTATATAGGAAAAATTAGTGTATCTTTAAGATATAAGGTTGATTGGGAAACTAAATAGGAAACTATGGCGTGAGGAGGGTAAAATCCAAAGTAATGCCAATCATAAAAGTAGTCGTCCACGCACCCATCTTCTACTTTCCTTAAATGCTCAGTTCGACTAAGGGTTAGGTCACATCCCTTTCACGGATGTAATACGGGTTCGAATCCCGTACTGAGTACAATAGCCCGAGTAGCTCAGCTGGTAGAGCAACTGATTTGTAATCAGTAGGTCGTAAGTTCGATTCTTATCTTGGGCTCAAAAAGTTCCGAGCTTTGCAAGGCTAAAGTAATGATGTACACATTACACGATAGGAAGGGAAACCTATCAAAAGGAGTGGTAGTTCAGTTGGTTAGAATGCTGCCCTGTCACGGCAGAGGTCGCGGGTTCGAATCCCGTCCACTCCGCAATCGGTCTGTTAGTTAAATGGATATAACTTCTCACTTCTAATGAGATGTTCGTGGTTCGATTCCACGACGGACTACGTGGGTTTCGGTGATGAAGCCATAAAGAGAGATAGATGTTTCTCATTCACTAAAATAGGTAGGTGATTCCACACCTGCTTATTTTTTTATTGGGAATGTAGCTCAGTTGGTTAGAGCAAATGACTCATAATCATTAGGTCTTTGGTTCGAACCCAGACTTTCCCACAAAGTATTTGGTAAATAAATTTATTTTTTGTATATTTAAGATACAATGGAAATTACAAAAGAAAATATTAGTAAATTAATTGGAAAAGAAGTTTCCGGTTATGTCTATACAAAAGATAAAAAGACTGGGGTAACAATTATTAAAGTAAATCCATCTATAAAAGAAGAATCTATAAAAATTAAAATAAAAATTAAAAATTAAAAGTTATGTTTTGGACCTATTACGCAATTTGTGTTATTTATTGTTTCTATCAACTATTCACAAAATATCAAGAAAGATATAATGATGGTATGATTGGATTATCACCGGGATTGGATGCAATTATGGTAGTGATTATGGCTTGGATTCTTGCACCTGTTGATGTATCTTTAACTTGGATTCGTTGGTATAAAGATGCAGAGGAAGCAAGAAGAAATCAAAGTAAATTTGATATTAAAATAGATAAAGACGATAATATATTTTAATATTAAAGAGAGAGTTGGCCGAGTGGTTGATGGCACCAGTCTTGAAAACTGGCAAGTGTAACAGCTTCTGGGGTTCGAATCCCTAACTCTCTGCAAAAATAAAATATGAAGTTCTTAATTACATCAGGTTGTTCATTTACATCAGCACATAGAGTTAATTATCATAGAAAAGATGATGAGTTCTTAAAAGATGAACCTAAATTTTGGTATTATACACATTGGATTCAGAAAAACAAACCTGAATTGAAAATTTATAATATGGGTAGTCCTGGTAATAACAACTCAATCATAGCTCGTTCTGCAATTTACAAAGCAAAACAATTAATTAAAGAGGGTGTTCCTTCAAACGAAATCGGTATAATCATCCAATGGTCATCTTATTTTAGACGTTCGCATTTTATTTCAAATGATATAAAAGAATTTATTCCATTTGATGAACATAAAGATTATGTAAACGATTATTTAAGAGAAAAAATAGAACCAGGTGAAAATGGGTATTGGATGAATTTAGCAATACCAGATATGAAATATTCATCAATGGAAAAAGATAATAAGAGAATGTTTAAATACAATCAATCTTATTTAGAAACACTTTATAATGATGAAAGTAGATATTTTGAATGGTTAGAATATTTTGATTATATTATTAATTTTTGTAAGGCAAATGATATTCAATTAAAATGTTTCTTTATGCATAATTCATTTTCAGCACAATATGATTATGGATTAATGCCAGGAAATTATAATGATGGTAATGCAATGATTAAAGGTATATTTGATGATAAAAATATATTTAATACATGGAATGAAACTCGATATAGAATCGACAATTATCCATATACAAAATATCTTTATAATTCAATAGATTGGGATAAATATTGTTGGTTCTTTAATGAAGATGGATTACATAAAATGGGTGGTGTATTTGAATGGACAATTAGAAATCAGGTAAAAAGTAGTGATGAAAATTTCAATCCATTATTTATGGAATATGAAGATTTTGGTTCACAATCTAAATTAGAAGATGCAATTATAAATGGTAAAATGGGATGGACAGGACACGTTAGTAGTTGTAATTACAAAAAGTTTACAGAAGAAGTTATTTTAAAATGGGACATGTTCCAAAAATAGTGTATATTTATGAGTATGAGAATTAAATTATTTGTTGCATTACCAAGTGAATTTCCAAAAGAAAAAGCACCTTTAGGAGTAGATGTTATTTATACCGGAGTTGGTAAAATAAATGCAGCAATTAAAGCAACTGAAATACTTAAGGAATTATCACCATCAGAAACCATAGTTATTAATTATGGAAGTGCAGGTGGGCATATTAGTATGATAAATAATTTGTTCAAATGTAAAAATTTTGTACAAAGAGATATGGATGCCAGACCATTTGCTAAAAAAACAATTACTCCATTTGATGAAGTTGTTTGGAATAAATTACATTTAGTAAATGATTCTATTGATTTTAATGGATTAGGATACCATACATGTCATACACAAGATCGGTTTGAACAATCACCGAATAGAATTTCCGATATGGAAGCATATTCAATAGCAAAAGTATGTAAAATTTACGGATTTGATTTTACAGCATATAAATTTATATCAGATGATGGTAATCATGAGGATTGGACAAAAAATCACAATAAAGGAATTGAACTATTTTTACAACAATTAAAAGATGATTTTAAAATATCGTGATAAAATTAAAAAAATTATTAAAAGAGATAGAAAGTGGCCCTTATGAATATGGGTGTGTAATGTTATATTTTGATTTTGAAGAAACTTTTATAACAAAAGCAATATCCGATTCTGATTTATATGATGATGGTAGTGGTAAGTATGGAAAAGAAACTGAACCACATGTAACCCTATTGTATGGGTTACATTCTAATGTCACTCCACAAATTATTCAACAAATCTTAGATACAATTCATTTTGGAGATATAACTTTAAATAATATTTCTTATTTCACTAATGCAGATTATGATGTATTAAAGATGGATGCAAGTGGTGACGGGTTAGAAAAAGCTCACGCAATTTTAAGTAAATTACCAAACTCAAATGAGTATGATGAATACTATCCACATATGACAATTGCATATTTACAAAAAAATAAGTGGCAAAAATATATTCCAAAATTACAAAGTTTCACAACAACGGTAACACCACTATTCGCAATTTATTCAGTTCCGAGTGGTAAAAAATACAAATTAAAGATAAAATAATTTTGTAATCTAAGAGTTATTCGTTATCTTTAGATCATATGTATCAAAACGTCTATTTACAAAAAGGAAAAGATTTAGTTCATCTTTGGGATGATAAATTAGGTTATCAAACATTCCCTTACAAAACATTTAATTACGCCTACGCACCGGCAGAAAGAGGTCAATCAACTGCATTAGATGGTACGAAAGTAACTAAAATCTATGAGTTTGAAAAGGATGATCCGGCATATTACGAAACGGATGTACCAGAAACAACACGTATCTTAGTAGATTTATATTCAGAAAGTGATTTACCATCGGAAGGACATGTGGTGATGACATTTGATATTGAGGTAGAAATGGAAACAGGTCTGCCTGATACCGATAAAGCTGAGAATGAGATTACGGCAATAGCAATGCACGATGGGGCAACGGATACTTACTACGCATTGATTTTAGATAAAGGTGGTAAGTTACAATCAACAATCAAAAAAGATAATAGAATTATTAAAGCATTCAAAACCGAAAGGGAAATGTTGAATGCCTTCTTAACTATTTACGAATACATACATCCAACAATATTAACAGGTTGGAATGTAGATGCATTTGATATTCCGTACTTATTCAATCGTTTGGCAAATGTATTGGGTAAGCAAAACGCATATAGATTATCACCGATTAGAGATGGTTTCTATTCACCTTACCGAAAGAAGTGGAGTTTTGCAGGTGTATCTATTTTGGATTACATTACATTATATAAAAAGTTTACTTATTCATTAATGCCTTCATACGCATTGAACTATATTGCAAAGCAGGAATTGAGTAGAACAAAATTAGAATACGAAGGAAGTTTGGATGATTTATTCAGAGATGATATTGAGAAGTTTATTGAGTACAATATTATTGACGTTGAGTTAGTTGTTGAGTTTGATAAAAAATTACAATACATTGACTTGTGTCGAGGTATTTGTCACGCCGGACATGTACCATATGAGGATTATTGTTTCTCATCAAAATATTTAGAGGGAGCATGTTTGAACTACTTAAAGAAAAGAAATTTAGTAGCACCGAACAAACCAGCAGATAGAAGGGAGCAAATGGAGGCTTTGAAGGAAAGTGGTGAGCAGGGTTTCATTGGAGCATATGTAAAAGATCCAATACCAGGTAAATACGATTGGTTATATGATTTGGATTTAACATCACTATATCCATCAATCATTATGAGTTTGAATATCAGTCCTGAAACAAAGGTGGGTAAGATTGCAAACTTTGATGCAGAGGCATTTGTTAAGGGTGATTATAGAGTATGGAATATAGAACATACAGCTCTTAACTATACTACCGAAGAATTGAGAAAAGAATTGAATGAGGAGAATTTATCTATATCATCTAATGGGGTATTGTACACACAAGAGAAAGTAGGATTGATTGCAGATATCCTAAATGAGTGGTTCTCTCAACGTGTGGAGTTTCGTAAGTTAGAGAAAAAATATGGTAAAGAAGGTGATAAAGCAAAGCACGCATTCTACGCAAAAAGACAGTTAGTACAAAAAATCTTATTGAACTCTTTATATGGAGTATTAGGATTACCTGCATTCCGTTTTTATGATGTGGATAATGCAGCAGCCGTAACTACAACAGGTCAGACGGTAATTAAGAATACAGCAAAGATGGTAAACATTAAGTACAATAAGGAGTTGAGTACGAATGAAGATTACAACATTTACATTGATACGGATTCAGTATTCTTTTCAGCATTACCATTAGTTAAACATAGGTTTCCAAATTGGGCAGAGTTTGATGATGCAGCAATGACAGAAAAGATTGATGAGATAGCAGGTGAAGTACAAGATTTCTTAAATAAGTTCTATGATATGATGTCGGATAAGTTCTTTAACATTAAGAAACACAGATTTGAAATTAAGAAAGAGTATATCAGTAAGGCAGGTATTTGGATTGCAAAGAAACGATATGCACAATGGATAGTTGCAGCGAATGGTTTACCGATGGATAAATTGGATGTAAAAGGTTTAGATGTAGTTCGTTCATCATTCCCCAAAGCATTTCAAGATTTTATGGCTAGAATGTTAAGAGATATTCTACAAGGTAAATCGAATGATGCAGTAGATACTGAATTAAGAGATTTCAAATTATCATTAGCGGGATTAGATGTGGCACTTATTGCAAAAGGTGGAGCAGTAAAAGAGATTAGTAAGTATGATAAAGGGGGTAAGAATAAGATATTAGGAGATTTTGAGAAAGGAACGCCTGCACACATTAAAGCAGGTATAACTTACAATAGATTACTTAAACACTTTAATTGCCCTTTCAAATATGAACCAATGAAAAATGGTGATAAGATTAAGTGGGTATATCTAAAACAAAATCCATTGAGTTTAGAAACAGCGGCATTCAAAGGTTATCAAGACCCTCCTGAAATAATGGAATTTATCCAAAAGTATATTGATGTGGATAAGATATTTGAAGCAGAATTAGAAAACAAAATGGATGATTTCTATAATGCATTAGGTTGGGAAAAATCATCATTCAGTTCAAAGAAATTAGAGGAATTTTTCTCCTTTTAAATTTGGTAGATTGGAAATAAAATCGTATATTAGACATATAAATAAAACATAAATTATGAACAAAACAAGAATTACACGCTTTATCTCTAAGTATAACTTAGCAGGATTAGTTGAATCGGTTTCATGGAATACCGATGGCCAGAAATTATCTACTCGTTTTATCGCAGATGATAAAACAATGTTAGGTGAAATCATTTTAGATAACTTTACTTTTGAAAATGCAGAGTTGGGTATCTATACAACTTCTAACTTAAACAAAATGTTATCAGTATTAGGTGATGATATTGATTTAGAAGTTCAAAAAGTAGAAGATAAATCTATTGCATTGGGTTTATCAAGTGATGATACTAAAGCTAGTTATCAATTAGCAGATTTAAGTGTTATCCCAAATGTACCGGAATTAAAATCATTACCTCCATTTGATATTGAGATTGATTTAGATGGTAAGTTTATTGAGAAGTTTGTAAAAGCTAAAAACGCATTGAGTGATATCGATACATTCACTGTCTTAACTGAAAAAGGTAATTTGAATTTAGTGATTGGTTATTCTAATGTAAACTCAAATAGAATTACTTTCAAAGCAAAAGAAGGATATGGTGAGGAAGTAAAAGCAATTTCATTCTCAGCAAAGTATTTGAAAGAAATATTAAGTGCTAACAAAGAAGCTACATCAGCAAAACTATTGGTATCAACAAAAGGTTTAGCTCACATCCAATTCATCATTGATGATTTTGTTTGTAAGTATTATTTAGTTGAAGTTCAGTTATCAGCATAATGAATTACGAAAAGAAATATTTTTACGAGAGGAGTGGGTGGTTCTATGATGAACATGTAAATCTTAAATACGAAGAAGTATTAGAGATGTCATTTCCTGATTTTGAGGCATGGGTTGCTATGTTCCGTAAGACCGCTAAGGATCAATGGGATGCAACCGGTGCACCTCCTAAAATTGGTGTAGATGAAGCAGATATCATAGAGAACTTTTCTAAATTACAAGGTTATAGAATTAACAAGTTTGAAGAAAAAGATGATGACGGAAACGAAGTCATCTTTAACTTCAACAAATTTGCAACACCTGTAAATCAATTCTTTCCTGCAATGTATAAGACTGGTATCGGTGGTAGTACATACGACAAACCAAAACCATCTATTTACGATATATTTACAGATGATACATATCTACCTGAGTTTACAAAACAAATGCGAAGATTGACTAGACAAGATGGTATGTATCGTTTCTCTAAAACTCTTCATAAAGATAATGTAGAGTTTCATAATTCACACTTAGCAACTGGTAAGGAGTGGATTGAGAAATGGCAAAATGGTGATAAAGGAGAGGGATTAGGATTCGCCCTATCACAAGCAGATAGTAGAATTCCATCATTACCAATTTCAGCTGAAGAAGTAAAAGAGTTATATAAAAGTGGTGTATTGGAATATAAAAATATATCTTCATTAAAAACAGCAGATTGGGGTGAGAATATAGACAACTTAGTTGATTTACCTAAACAACCAATTCAAATCAGGGTGTACCCATTGGGTCAGAGAATATTTCCTGAAGCAACAGCCGCATTTAGAATTGGTATGGGTTCTCAACCAGCGGTAAACTTTCCACCACTAACTGCAAAGTATCTTTATGAAAGGTTTACGAATCATATTAAAGACCAGGATAAAATTAACATATACGACCCTTCGGCTGGCTGGGGTGGTAGAATATTAGGAGCATTGAGTGTAGGTGATAGAAATATACATTATATAGGAAATGACCCTAATACGGAAAACTATATAGATGAAATACAAAAGAGTAGATACGAATATTTGGCAGAGTTTTTTAATTCACAAGTACCTGGTGTGGCAAATCCGTTTTGGGGACATCAGAATACTTATGAAATTTTTAGAACAGGTAGTGAGATAATTTCAAATGAACCGGAGTTTCAAAAATACAAAGGTAAGTTAGATTTTGTATTCACTTCACCACCATATTTTGACAGAGAACGATATTCAGATGATGATACACAATCATTTAAGAAGTTCAATTCATACGAAAGTTGGAGAGATGGATTTTTAAGACCTACTTTAACAACCGCATTTGAATACTTAAGAAATGATAGATATATTTGTTGGAATATTGCAGATATTAAAATAGGAAAAGATAAGTTTTTCCCATTAGAACAAGATAGTATTGATATTCTTACAGAGTTGGGAATGGAATACAAAGATAAGTTAAGAATGACAATGAGTCCAATGACAGGGGTAGATATGAGTGGTGTGAAGAACTCTATGAAATTAGAGGGAACTTCATACAAATACGAACCAATTTTTATATTTTATAAACCATAATAAATGAGAACATACATAAAAAAATTACATCCAAACGCGGTTATACCTACATATGCAAAGCAAGGTGATGCTGGGATGGATTTAGTAGCAACTGAAATTCTAAACGAAGAAGCATTTCAAATTACATACGGAACAGGATTAGCAATGGAAATCCCATTAGGATTTGTAGGATTAGTTTTCCCACGTTCATCAATTAGAAAATACGATTTAAGTTTAACAAATTGTGTGGGTGTAATTGATAGTGGATATAGAGGTGAACTACAAGCCACATTCAGAAAGGAAAGAGGAGTTGCATCTACGAAATATGAAGTAGGTGAAAGAATTGCACAAATTATGATTATTCCACATCCAGATATTACCTTTATAGAAACCAATGAGCTTTCTGAAACCGATAGAGGTGAAGGTGCCTTTGGTTCAACAGGCAAGTAGTATGATTTATTTACATGGACCATTTGATAGTTCAACTAATAGAGCATTATTTTATAATACAAAATGGTGGGATTTATATCATAGATTTTTAGTATTAGAACCATCACATGAAATTGGAGATGAGCTAAGAAAAACTTTACATACGGAACAACGTGATTTTTTTGTAGAGAGTGCTTTTATTTATGATAGAGAATTTGAATTAGTAGAAGAACCAGGATATCATATTATTCCTACCAATTTGATGGGATATCAATCTAATATTGCAGAAGCTATTAAAAAATATCCAAATAATAAATACTACATATTTGATACTGCAAATTTAGAACCATATAATATTTTTGATAATATAGGTTATATTAAAAATAACCCTAATTGTATTTTTTACACTACACTAATAATCGGTGAACCTAATAAACTTTTTGATTTTGGATTTATATTAAGAAAATTCATAGCAAACAGAATTGTATTACAACATTATCAATGTAATGATATTTTTAAGAATACTAAAAAATCATATAGATTAGATTTATCAGTTAGAAATTTTCCTCAAAAAGATGAAAGGGTTGAGTTATTAAAAGTTTTACAAAATTATCAAAAGGATAATATTAATCTTAGAGTAAATGATTACTATGTAAATAGGATGGAGCAATTATATGAATTTGCAACAAAACATAATAACGCAAATAAATTAGATCAATACAAAAATGAATTTAAGTTATTAGATAGATTAAAACAAAGTTTAGTGCCAACTACTACATTAGTAGCTGGACAACAGGAACATATTGGGGCAATGAAATTAATTGATGTTACACTTTCATCGGATATACAAATTATGTTTGAATCCAATCAAAATGGATTATATATACCAAATGAAAAAGAATGGTGTAACATTACTGAGAAAACAATTGATAATTTATTAATTGGTAAACCATTCATAATTTGTAGTAAAGTAGCATATGATTTTTTAAAACACTTTGGACTTGAAACATATGAAACTGAATTAAAAATAGATTATGATGAAATTTGGGAAAATCCAGATTTTATAGTTAAAAATTTAACTAAGAATATAATCCGTATTTCAGAAATGGAACAAAATGAATATGAGATAATCTTAAATGAATGTGCTATAGCAGCCGAAACAAATAGACAAAAATGTTTGGAATATATCGAAGAAAACACTATCTTAGATAATATAATAGATGATTACACTTTAAATTTTATATAATGAGCTTCTTTGAACAAGACAAAGCAACAAAAAAAGAAAATAGTTTGTGGGTAGAAAAATACAGACCACAAACATTAAAAGATTATATTGGTAACGAACTTCTTAAGGAAAAAGTTCAAAGTTACTTAGATAATAATGATGTTCCACACTTACTATTATATGGTAAAGCTGGGACAGGCAAAACAACATTGGCTAAAATTATCGCAAACACAATTGAATGTGATTATATGGTAATTAACGCATCAGATGAAAACAATGTAGAGACAGTTCGTAATAAAGTAAAAAACTTTGCAAGTGGTGCAAGTTTTAAAGGATTTAAGATTATCATATTAGATGAGTTTGATTATATGACACCAAACGCACAGGCTATTCTTAGAAACTTAATGGAAACATTTAGTAGACATACTAGATTTATCTTAACGTGTAATTATCATGAAAAAATTATTGAACCAATTTTATCGCGTTGTCAAACTTTTGCAGTAAATCCTCCATCAAAGAAAGAAGTGGCAGTGCATGTTTCGGATATCTTAAATAAAGAAGCTATTAAATTTGATATAAAGGATTTAGCAGATATCATTACAAATTTTTATCCAGATATAAGAAGGGTTATGAATACCTGTCAATTACAATCATCTAAAGGTGAATTAAAAATTGATAGACAAACTATTTTACAGGCTGATTTCAAAAATAAAATTGTAGATATATTAGCAGGTGGTGAGGAAAAGAGAAATGCATATATTCAAATCAGACAATTAGTGGGTGATAATAAAGTAAATGATTTCGCAGAACTATATTCAACCTTATACGAAAGATTAGATGATTACGCAGCAGGAAATACGGCAAATGTAATCTTAGAATTATCACAAGGACAGTTTAGAGATGCATTGGTTATCGATAAAGAAATCTGTTTTATGGCAACAATTATAGCAATTATAAACATTATTAAATAAATAAAATATGGCAAAGAAAGAGGAATTTAAATTAGCAAAACCATTAGGTGATAGAGTTCTAATTGAAATTGAAACGAAAGAAAAGACAGTGGGTGGTATTATCATTCCTGATTCGGTAAGAGTAGGTGATAATAAGATTGGAAGGGTCGTAGCAGTTGGTGACGGTGTGTATACCCATAGTGGAGTTAAAGTTCCAATGACAATTAAACCAGGTGATAATGTATTACTACCTACCGGAGAAATGAGTTTACAAAGAATTAAATTAGAAAACAATGATTATCTTTTGTGTAGAGAGATGGATTTACTAATGGTAATCAGATAAAAATATAAGATATGCAACCAATGGATTTATCAAACTTAGGACAACAATCAGCAGCACAACCTGATTTAAGTAAAACAACGGCATTAGAATGTAAGTGTGGTGGACAATTTTTCTCACCTGCTATTCATTTTAGACAAGAAAGTGCATTAGCAAGTACAAGTGGACAATCACAAACTATTCCGGTAGAGGTTTATTTGTGTATTGATTGTGGTGAAGTATTTGACCAGTTATTACCAAAATCATTAAGACCAGATAATGGCCAAGATTAAAAAAGAAACAAATGAAGTTACAGCAAAGAGATTGGGATTATTTGACCATATCTCAGCTGTAACGGAATATCAAGATCCGGAGTATTGGGATAAAATATCAGATGATGATAAAAAGACATTTGGTAACTTTATTATACAAAGGTATCTATCTATGAATCCTGATTGGATAGAGTGGATGGCAGATGTGCAACCATATATTCAATCACTACCAAATGAATATTTCTATCGTTTTTTTATTGATATGATTCCACCTAAAAAATATTATCTAAAGTATATTAAAGGTAGAAAGGCAACTGAATACGAAGACTGGTTAATGGAATTAATTATAAAAGAATATATGTGTTCCTCTAAAGAGGCATGTGATTATTTAGAAATATTATACAACACTAGAGACGGTAGAGAACAAATTCAATCTATTTGTCAAAAATACGGAATTGATAAAAAACTAATAACATCGCTTAAGTTAAAAATCTGATAATAATCAGTATTTATTCTATACTTATATAAGTAAAAGGAGTAAATAAATGAAAGCAAAGTTATTAGAATTAAAAGAAAATTGGAATGATATATTTATATCATTTCTTGCATACATTGGATTGGCATGGGTAATAATTGCATTACTATTCCAATTTACAATGATTGGTTTACATTATACTGGAAGTGATATTCCTACTCAAGTTGGAAATTGGTTCGATCATAAATTTAATGGTTCGTTTAAAAATATGCCAGGTAATATTTGGTATAACGCAGATGAACACATTTGGGTTGAAAGTGTTACTAATGAAGTTAAGATTGGTAAATTAGCAGGTAATAGAAAATTAGAGTTCGGAGTAAAAAATATATTAGAAGAATTCTTACAAGAAAAAGAGTATAACCTATCTCCAACTTCAACTAATAAATTATTAGTACAAATTATATTTTTAGATGTTCTTACAACAAAAAAGAATGTATCTGTTTTTCATAAAAATGAAGAAGAAGTTGTAATTCGATTAAGAGGAGTATTGAAATCTCCTGGTAAAAAAGATAAAGTAGTTATTGTAGAAGAGTCCTCATCAGAAATTTCAATGAGTACATTGATAGTGGATGAAGGTGGTGGTTTTAATCAAACAAGTTTAAGTAATGCACTTAAAAAAAGTTGTGATAAACTAATCACTAAATTATCAGAGGTTAAATAAAAATGAAGAAATTCTTTATTATTTTAGGGGTAACAATACTATCCCTATTAGCATTTACAGCAAATGCACAATTAAATATTAGTCAATCATTAACTCCAACAACTGGATTAAAAGTTGGTGATACGATTACGATTCGATATAATCTAACAAAAGGAGACACTATTGTTAATCCTCGTTATCTTTGGTTTAGATACCAATTTAACAATAAGGCATTGACTTACCTTTCAACTGAATTTAATCAGGGTGCATCAACACAAACATTTTATACAGGTTGGGCTAATTATAAGTTCACTCCAAATGTAGGTGCAAATGATAACGCTTTGAATTTACAATATAGTTTGAGTCCTTGGAATTATGCAGTAAATGCAGATTGGAATGTTGGTCAATTAACAATTCAAAGAGCAGACCGTTCTATTACTGGATTGTTGGCAACACAAAAATACATTTTAAAAGACCAAAATACTTATAACAACATTTTCAAAATAGACTTAGCAACTGGTACTGATACAACTGGTGCAAATGTTGGTACTATTACCGGTGGTGGGTTTTCATCTATATCAAATGTAACAGGTAACACATCTCAATTTAAGGTAAGAGTTCTATTCCCACAAGGATATGCAATTAGTGACCATAATGTTCAATTGATGAGATTGAAAACAGATGGTAGTGGTGATATTGATTGGTCACAACAACCTATTACACAAGCTGCATTAGATGCAAGTGGTGAGGTAATATTCACATCAGGAGTTAAAGTTGGTGATAGTGTTGGTGTATTTATATCGCCTGCTTCTCAAAAGACTTGGATGAATAATGTAATCACAGTTTCAGATGCATATAAAGCATTTTTAGGACACTCTCAAACTGATATTACTGGAACTGCAAACTTCTTTACAAGACCTGTTTTGGAAAGAAAAATAGGTAATGTAACAAAGAACGATATGACATTCAACGAAGCTGACTCATATAACTTATTTGCATATGTAATCGGACAAGATGTATCTACAAATGCATTTATCCCAACATCAACTTCAACTTCGTGGAGATGGCATAGTGGTTTGTTGAATCAAAGTTGGTTAGATGGTGTTACTAAGAATAGAGTATATGTTACGGCTCCATCACAAACCGTTGATGCGGTATTTGCATGGGCAGGTGATTTAAACTGGTCACACTCATCACATCCTGACACAATTGCAACTAGAATTACACAAGGTACTTTTACAAACTCAATAAACGATAGAAACTTCCAATCACTTTCAGTAAAATCAATGTCATATACTCAACCTACATTTGAAAAGGCAACATTGGGTATTAACTCTACTTTGGAAAATGGTAAAGTTATATTAACTGCAACATTGACAAAAGAAGGATTGGCGGGTTTACAAGTTATTATGAATTATGACGAAAGTAAATTAACTTTAGATAATGTTTCATTTGATGCAGGAAGTACAATTACAAACTTCTCAACTCGTGATGGTAGTAGATTAACATTTGGTTCTATTGACCAATTAAAGACAGCAAGAATCAAAGTAGGAACACCATATAGATTAGTATTCACACCAAAAGAAACTTTAACAAATACTGCAGGATTATTCTATTTTATATTAGCAGATGCAGTTGATGGTTTGGGTAAGAAAGTTGATTTGACAATAGAATAATATGAGTTATTTAGTAGCCAACATACCACCAATTGAAGTCTTAGTAGATAAGAAATTTTTATACGATTTTCAAAAAGATGAGAAAGGTAATTATTTGGGTGATGGTGAATGGGAAACGGGACATTGGGTAAGTGTTAAATCAATTGCAAATCGTGCATTGTTATTTGAAACTTACATTGATGCATTTGGAGCAGTATATGACAAATTACCTATCCACGCATTCCGTTGGAGACCATTAGAAACGACAGATAGGGTGTTTCCTTTGGACTTCTTACAACTTTGGGATTGTCTATCATATAACATATCAGTTATCGAAAAAAGGGTTCTAAGGGGTGTTAAAACCTATACCACAATGAAAGACCATTCGGTAATAGAGGGTGATTATCTATTTACAATTGATACATCACATTCTGACCCAAATGAAATAGATTGTGGATGGAGTGAAACACCAAACGAACATAAATGTTATAATGTATCTAAATTGGAAAATGGTCAACTATGTGCACAACCAAATAATAGAACAAGATTTCACCAACCAAGTAGAACTGCAGATATTACTCAAATACCTTACTTTAGATATTCTACAAAAGTGTGGAAATGTGAAGATTTTGGTAAATGGAGGCCCTCGGACATAAATTGGGATTATACCACATAATATGAAACATCTATTAGTTATATTATTTTTATTAACATCATTTTTAGGGTTCGGACAAAGTGTATCTGCTCCGGACTCTAAATCGTTTATACCATCCACTACCGGACAAGATGCAAGTGGATTTGTATTGAGTGGATTTAGTTCTACTGCAACACTATTAGCATCAATCAGTTTAGTTAATCCACCATCAGGTACAACATTCGTATTAAACACAACAACAGGTTTAACTGCCGCAAGTGGATTTACTTTAAGTGGTAATAAGACTCGTTTAGTAGTAACGGGAACAATGGTAGATATTAACACCGCATTGGCATCACTTAAAGTAAACACAGGTTCTATAAAAGGAAATGTTTTATTATCTGTGGCAGCAACAATCAATCCAACGGGATATTTCTACAATGGTGTAAACGGACATTTTTATAGACCAATATCAACCGGAGCAACTTATACAAACGCAAGAATTTTATCCGAAGCAACAACATTCAAAGGACAAAAAGGATATTTAGTAACAATCACTTCCGCAGATGAAGATTTGTTTATTTTTAATAATGTTCCACAAAGTAGTATTTGGTTTGCACTAACGGATGAAGAAACGGAAGGTCAATGGAAAATTGATGCCGGTCCTGAAAAAGGAACTCTAATCAAAACATCAAACGGGCAAACTGCAGGAAACATACAAGGACAATAC